TGACGAGTCATGGGGGACAAAATGACGAGTCATGGGGGACAAAATGACAAGTCATGGGGGACAAAAATCGTTGACACGTCCCCATACTTGTGATATACTGTTTTCAGACCATTAAAGGAAGTGAGCAGATGCCAAAAATATCAGACAACAACCTTGTCGAGAAAAGCAAATCCCTTGTTTGGGCGAAGTTCAGGGACTACACCGCAGGAGAGCTTCGGCTGTTGGAGGTTTACCTATCAAGAATAAATCCGAGAGACCCAAGCAGTAGCCGTGTGGAGTTCACTTTGGCGGAATATAGGGAGCTTCTTGGACTGAAAAGCCTTGATGCAAGAAGGATTGAGCCGCAGATCAAGCATTTTTTAGGAAATACGGTGTCGATTCCCATTGACAAAGAGAAGGGCACGTTTGAAAGTTTTGTTTTATTCACAAGGGCAAAACTGGACTATGTACCCGAAACAAGGTCTTATGTTGTGGCAATCACCTGCAACCCAGACCTTCGACCCATTTTTTTTGACATTGCTGAAAGTGGATATGTTCGGTATCGGCTGCGTTACACGTCACGAATGAAGTCACAGTACAGCATCTTGCTTTACTCGATTCTTCGGGACTGGTTGAATATGGACAACAAACCGCATGAAATCAGTCTGAAGAAGCTGAGAGAGCAGCTCGGTGCGACGGAAGCCAGTTATGACGTTTATAAGAACCTTCGAAAGCGAGTGCTTGACGTTGCGGTGGACGAAATCAATGCCGTGTCTGACATTGTCGTAACTTACGAGCCAGTCCTTATAGCGCGAAAAGCTGTGGCAGTCAAGTTTAAGCCCAAAATTAAAGCGTCTGAGAAGTTGATTGAAGCGCAGGCAAGTGAAGTGCTGGCCGAACCTCAAAAAGCCGTGAGAAAGCCCCGCAGAAGCGGATATGAGGATTTCGACTGGTCTGTGTGTGACGAACTGGAAAAGCAGGACTGCATTGACGTGGCGAAAGTGGTTGAGAAGTGGATGAAGAAAGAGCATCCTGAAATCAAGCTGCCAAGACGCAGAGAAGCGGTTTATGACACGGTAAAGGCTGCGTATAAGGATATTTTGTCTTTGGATAGGTCTCCGTTCCCGGACAGACCTGTTGGCTATCTGATTAGAAGCGTGGACAAGGCGGGCGTTGTAGATAGGTATATGCCAGCGTTTTATTCCATCGAAGCGTTGCAAAAGTAGTCAGATGTAGCACATTGAGCAGACGATGCAGAAAGGAGAAAGATGAAGAGAGAAGATTTGTATATTGGGCAAAAAATATATATATGCCCAATAATGCTTCCGCAGTTCAATTATAAAAAACCAAGACGTTCAAAAATAAAAAAGATTGGGCGAAAATATGCAACATTCAATGATTATGGAGAGCGCAGATTTGAAATCGAAACTGGAAAAATTGATTGCGGGGATTATTCGTCTACCGAAAAAATCGTTTTGAATGTTTCAGACTATTACGATGAAGTTGACAAAGAAAAACTTCGTTTTGCGATTTTAGACAAAGTAAAAATGAAAAGTGATAGTGTTTCTTTGAACGATTTCAAAAAAGCAGCCAGAGCATTAAAATGCGAAGTAGAGTTGTGCCAAAGAGAAGAAGAATGAAAAGAGTGATAAAATGGCAAAAATCATAGCTATTGCCAACCAGAAGGGCGGCACAGGAAAGACCACCACAAGCACCTGTCTGGCTGGTGCGTTGCAGTTGCTTGGCAAGAAGGTCTTGCTGGTGGACTGCGATGCCCAGTGCAACGCAACGGACACCTACGGCGCACAGACAGAGGACGTGTGCACCATGTTTGATGTGATGACACGGCAAGGAACGGTCGAAGAAGGAATCCAACACTGTGAAGCTGGTGACATTCTGCCGTCTGACAGCGCATTGAAGGACATTGACGAGCAGCTTGTCCGGGACATGGGCAAGAACTTCCGGCTGAGAGAAGCCCTTGAAAGCGTGTCTGGGCAGTACGATTACATTGTTCTGGACACTCCCCCGCAGCTTGGTCTTGCGCTTGTGAACGCACTGATCGCTGCCAACAGCATTATCGTACCCATCACAGCAGACCGTTACGCACTGGCTGGTTTGAGCCAGCTTTCCCAGACCATCAGCGATGTTCGCAGATACTTCAATCCGACTTTGAAGATTGAAGGTCTGCTTCTGAACCAGTACAAGAGCCGTGAGAACCTGTCCAAAGAGGTTGTGGAGCAGCTCCCTGTGATTGCGCAGAACATGGGCACAACGCTGTTAGACGTGAAGATTAGACCGTCTATGGGCGTTCGTAAGGCGCAAGCAGAGCGGCACAGCCTGTTTGGCGGAGACACGGCAAAGAGTACCAGCGCAGAGGATTTCAAGGCGTTGGCGAAGATGATTGTGGAGGGAGATAAAAATGCGACTGATTGATTCTGAAGAACTCGTAAATTACTATTTGCAGAACCAAGCTGACCAAGCAAGATTTCGCAGTGAAACAGCAAGTGTATGCGATACTTTAGAAAATGTGATTCGCCATGTAAAATTGATGGATGAAATTCAGCCGAAAGAAACGGCAAAGTGGGAAGTTCATCATCGAGTAGATGCAGACGGTAAGCGTTGGGACTGGTACGAATGTTCAAACTGTCATTATAAAATTGAGCGTTATCCGAAAATCCACCGTGAAACGAGATTTTGCTCTTATTGCGGAGCAAAGATGGAGGACATAGAAAAATGAAATCAACCAGCAAAAAATCCACAGGCTTGCTTGGCGGGTTTGATTTCCAGCCTATTTTTTCGGATCAGACATTAAGCCGAAGTGAGCCAAAGGAAGAAGAAGTAAGCCAAGAAAAGCCGAACGAAGCCGAACAAGCACAGATTAAGCCCAGTGAATCCACAGACAGCCATGCACAGCCTAATGAAGCACAGTTAAGAAGTATTAAGCCGAAGCAAGCCAAAGACAGCGAAACACAGCCGAACAATGCCGTAGTAAGCGAAAGTAAGCCAAAGAAGCTGAAACAGGCGAAGGAAGTTCAACGCCTTATCGAACAGAGCGATGTTCCCGGTGCACTAGCCGAAGCTGGCTTGACAAAGAAAAAAATCCAGATGCCGGAATCGCATCAGGGCGTTGCAAGTGGCGATGGCAAGCGTTCAAAGCGCATTACCATCCTTATGAGCGAGGAAGAGCGCAAGTATATCAACCGTGAAGCTAGACGGCACGGAATGACGATTGGGCAGTTCGTGTACGCTCTGGCGGCTGCGGCGGCAGAAGGAAAGATTGAGTTGGAGGATTTCTTGGATGAATGATAGTGAACGAAGCCTTATTCGATTTGTTTGCGATGGCGATATGCGAAACGCGCAAAAAGCCGTTAAAATCATTTTGAATTCTATATCATCCAAAAAAGATGAGCAGTTCAAAGAAAATATGTTTCGCAAGTTGGAAAGCAAAAGAGAATTTATTGAATTGCCATATAACTTACAGCATCTTTTGATTGCAGAGGATACAGAAGAATTTCCAGAAGCAAGATTCCTTCTTAGAAACGAAGAAAAAAGTATAACGCAGAAAATCGTTGCTATTTATCGAGCATCTGAAAAATTGAACGAGATGGGCATTCCTTATTTGCCAGCATTGATGCTTTATGGGCAAAGCGGATGCGGAAAAACCATGCTGGCTAGGTATATCGCACATAAAGCGAAACTTCCGTTTTTGAGGATTCAATTTTCAAGTCTAGTTGATTCACACTTAGGGCAAACACAATCTAACCTTGCAAGAATTTTCGATTATGTGAGAACTGCTCCTTGCGTTCTTTGTTTTGATGAAATAGATGCGGTCGGAATGGCTCGTGGGCAAAAAGATGACGTTGGAGAAATGAACCGTGTTGTTATTGCGATTATGCAGGAAATGGATAGATTGCCGAACAATGTCATTATTATTGGAACGACAAACCGATTTGATAGGCTTGACCCTGCACTTACAAGAAGATTTCCGTTGCAATACGAATTAAAGCCGTTGTGCCGTGCGGATGCAGAAATACTTTCTAAAAGGTTCTTTGAATATGCAGGAGCGCAATATGAAAACATAGCTTATGAAGATCACGTCCCCGCATCTACGGTTATCAAAGAATGTACAGAACGAATTGTAAATCAAGTTCTGAATCAAGAGGACTTCTTGGAGGATTAACGTATGATGAGGTCGAAGGAATTTTACGAAGAAAGAATTAGCCGTTTACAGAAAATGATTAAATACGGAGTTTGCGTTCTTTTGTTCGATGTCTTTGCTGTAGCAGTTCAGATTCCATTTATCTTTGCTGGTAAATTGGTTGCAGCGCACTTGATTTTGTCCATCGCCGTATCTTTTATAGCGGGATTTAACTTTAACACGCTTGTGGATAGCAAAAGACAACTTGATATGTACAAGGCAGATATGGAATTGTACTATACAAAAGACGCTTTATTGCATTATTCAAAATAACAATAAAAGTTAAGATTTAGGAGAGATTGTTATTATGATTGAGAGCGAATATATCAAAAAGACAGATGCTATGAATATCGTAAAACGAACTCATGGCGATTATGTGGCTGCATGGAGCGAAATCAGAGAGCTTCCAGCTGTTGAAATTGCAAAAGAAAAGAAACTGGTAGCTAGTTGGAAATGGGATGGAAATTCGTGGGTGTGTGGAAACTGTAAATATCCAAGTATTGTATTGCTTACATACGGAAGCGACTGGGATCCGTATGCTTTCAAAGATACAGCATTTTGCAATTATTGTGGCGCAAAAATGGAAAATGATAAAAGATGAGTTCTAAGGAGAATAATAATGGGTAAGTATGTGAAGCGAGAAGATGTCTTAAAAAAGCTAAAAGATGTATCAAAACTGGCAGACGGAAAATCTGGCAGAGCTGTGATTGCGTTGCTTAGAGCATCTTTGGAGAACATTCCGTACATTGCGGTTGAAGAAGAAATTAAGCAAAACGATAAAAACTAAGTTCTAAAGTTAAAATAGAAGAACCCCTGTGTAGCCGCTAAAAACTACACAGGGGTTCTGTTTTACTTATCAGCAATGCAATCCCAGTAGAGATACGCCTTGCCATCTGCGGCATCTGCGTCCTCAAGGAACGCCTTTGCCATGTCAGCGTAGAAGCCCGGAGTGTCAACGGACTGGCGCTTTGCGACCTGACAATAATCCGAGTACATCATGTTCATGACAGCCCAGAAATCGTTCGGGTCACAGTTGATATTGCGCTGCTTGGCAATGTCCTGGGTCTGCTCCAGCGTCCAGTGACAACCCTTCGTGCCGTCAGCGTTCACCATGTTGTCGCACCATTCCTCTGCTTCATCGTGGGTGAGGTGCTTGCGTGGCATCTTGATCGAGCGGCTGTCTGCACCGCCACGTTCGTACTGCCCAGACCGCTTATCCCAGTCTCCATTCTGCGAGAAGCCGATTTGCGGCATTCTGCGCCCATTCTCTACGTCAGGGTAGCGAGGGATAGGGTAGGGGTCGATGTAGCGGTTCTCCTCCTGTGGATAGTAGGGGTAGCGGTCGTTGTCATCTTCCAGCTTACGCAGACGGCGTTCCATCTCACGTTCCCTGCGGTCACGTTCTTCCTCAAGGCGGTCACGTTCCGGCTCACGGTCTTTGTCGTGGCCACGGAGCATCATCATGCGGCGAAAATTATTCTTGCCCATAATCTACACCTCCTTAAGAAATAGACGCGGGCGCATCAGCGTGGGAGCGGCAGAAGCAGCCAAGATACTTGAACGTGCCTGTGCCGGTCGCAGACGTTGTAACGCGGGTAGCGTAGCGGGTGCGAGTGTGGATGCTTTCGGCGGTTGCCTGAGCGCAGTTGCAGTCGGTCAGAGGGTATGCGGTAGTGCCTGCGCCAATGGTGATGACAACAGGGGCGTTGATGGTGGTCGTGTCCGGGATGCTCTGGGCAACCACGATGCAATACTTCTCTCCGTTCTGGTATGCGCCAGCAGGGATGTTGATGGTCAGCGTATCGTTGGCAAACGTGACAGACTGGCTCAAGACCAGATGGGGGCAGAGTTTGCAGCTTGTTTTGCAAGCCATAATGTTTTCCTCCTAAAAAATCAGGGGCAGAGGTGTCTTACCCCTGCCCCGATGGTTCACCCGGTGTTATCGGGGAGTGTGTTGGTTAGCAGCAGCCGCAGCAGTTCACGCCCACGTTGGGGTTTGCCACCTGATAAGCGGGAATCGGACGAGGATTGACCCGGTTCAGGATGGTATCAGTCTGCTGAGACATCACGGTTGTCAGAAGCGCATTCTGCCGATCCTGAGAAGCGGCGAACTTCAGGCTCTGGTTCTCAGCGGTCAGGGTGGCGATCTTATCCTGCGTGAAGTAGTCCATCATGCTGCGGAAGTTGGCGTTGCAGTTGTCCACGATGGCGCGGGCGTTGTCTGTGATAGCCTGACGGGTAGCGCAGTCCTCCGTTGCGATGGTGTACTTCAGGTCACCGATCAGCTGCTTGTTCTCGCAGCAGCAAGATGCCAGCTGCGTGGCAAGTGCGGTCTGACCAGCCTGCCGAGCGTTGCCCTCCTGCATGATGGCAAGGTTGATAGCGTTGTCGCCGTTGGACACGCTTCGTTCCAGTCCGTTCACGAGCTGTGCGTTCTGGTAGCCAAGCTGACAGATCGCCTGATTGGTGCCAGCAAAGCCGCCAGCAATAGCGGCGTTGATGCCGTTGATCTGCGCCAGCTGGTCATAGCCCAGAGAGCAGATGCCGCTCTGGATGCCTGCCAGAGAACGGGAAGTATCCTGCTGGTAGAAGCCCTCAGACAGAGCCGCGCGGGTGTCTGCACCGCCCTGACCGGTTGCGCCAGTGCCGACCAGATAGGGGATGTAGCTGTTCATGCCGTTGTCGCCGCCGTTGCGCCCGTTGCCGTAGTTGCCCCAGCCGAAGATGATGGCGAGGATGATGACAGCCCACAGACCTTCGTTGCCAAAGAATCCGCCGTTGTTATTGCCGCCGTCCTGCCCAGCCAGATAGCCAGTTGCAAAATCGTCCATAACAAAACTCCTTTCAGTTTTGCGTTATGCCATCCCACCGCCGTATGCGATGGGCGAAGCCAAACAAGTGCGGTTTTTGTCAAGTCCGCAAAACTGAGAAGCGTTTGAGTTTCGCTTAGAGGGATACGTTATCGGGGCAGCGTCAGATTTAAAACGCTTGCCAGCTGGTTCAGGTCGATGCCACGCTCTTTGGCGAGGTTCTGCGCCATCGTTCGGAGCTGTGTTTCATTTTTGCCCTGAATCAGGTTCAAGCCCTGCATGATGGGGGCACTCTGCCCACCCAGCTGCTGGATAAGCCCCATCGGGTTCTGCCCGGCACGAGCCAGATTTGCAAGCTGCATGATAGGGCTGTGAGTAATCATATCAAACGGAGAGGACATCGCTTATTCTCCTTTCTTTGCTGTGGCAGTTGGCTTAGAGAAGCTCTTCTGCCACTTTTCCAGCTCATCCAGCCGGTGTACAAGGGTGTTGTACTGCTCAATAGGCACATACTGCTGTGTCGGTGCAGCGGTTTGCTGTGCCTGTTGTGCTTGCATTTGCCGCCATGTTTCCGGGCTGTAAAACTCTAACACGTCAGATTCACAAGTGTTTGGATTCAGACGTTTGCAGTAGATGACCCCACTACGCAAATCCGGGCAATACGTCCATCTTCCGTACAGATCAGATGGAATCGCCAGGAACTCCTCTCTGCTGGAAACAGGTCTGCCAAGTAGACAACCGCCGTCCTGTGCCGACTGCTGAACAGGCTGTTGCCCATTCATCGGCTGCGGACGCTGCGGTTGTGTCTGTTGCATCTGCGTGTTCGGTAGGGGAGTGACAAGCCCTACCGTGCCCATGCCGCCGTAAGGATTGACAGGCTGCTGCGGAACGTAAGGTGCTCCGGGTGTAGGATAATAGCTCATAATACATCCCTCCTGATGCTCCCAGTGTACTGCATCAGCAAAAGCCGAAAGACAACGAACGTCAAACGAAGGACAAAAAATCTTGGTTAAACCTTGCTTAAAGCTTGATTATCTTAAGCAAAAAGAAAAGCGCCCACACGGAAAAATCCGCATGAGCGCTTAACTGTAAGGATGCACACATTGGAGTGCAATGCTAAAATATCACATCGTCCAATATATGGCAATGCTTTCGACAAAAATAGTGCGAATAAAACAAAATCCACCAGCCTAAAGCTGATGGATTATAAGTGAGCGAGTAATCGCCCTGCCACCGAAATGGCAAAATTGCGTCTCCCGCATGGTACGCACTATAAGTAGGCGGGTGGGAGACTGTATCAACGAAAAAGACCCGCCATGATACGCATCGTTGAGAGGCTTAACGGGTTCAGATATCCGCCCTAATGCGCTTCTTCGAGAGGCCGGGTGGATTTGTTGAAATTATTATACCACAAATCGTGCAAAAAGAAAAGCGGCAGACCCGAAAGCCTGCCGCTTCAACGCGTTTCGTAAGAAATCGCACCCAATTAAGATTATTATACTATAATCCGCGCAAAAAGAAAACAGCGTAACCGTGATGGCTGGAACCCATCAAGATTACGCTGCAGACTGCGTCATATAGAACTAGTCTCCAGTAATAAGGATATAATTCTAAAGACACTTAACTCGTGTTATATTATATCACACATTCAGCATTTTTTCAATGCCTTTCAGCCGGTAGCCTATTGCCGTCCGGCTGTAATGTGTTTGCGTTGCAATGTCTGGCAGCGGGAGCCGCTCAACGTATCGCAGTAAGGCTATCTTACGGTCTACCCTCCCAAGCGGTGCGCTTTTGATGGCGGCGGTCATCTGCTGCCGGTCAAGTCCTTGCAGCGCAGCGGGCAGCACCACACGAGCCGCCGCCACAGGCAGCACCGAGCCAGAAAGGCTGCGGCAACTGTCCCGCGTTGCGCACCATTACGGGGGCGTTACCGAGATGGTCGATTTTGTTAACCTTAACAAAATCGCAGAATGTTTTCGTAAAGTCACGAAAACGTCTTTGTACGGCGTACATCTCGATGACGTCACCGAGATGGCGGTATGTAGTGCTTGCCATGATATCCTCCTTACTGCTTTTCCAGTGCAGCTTTCATGCGGTCAAAGAAAAACTGAATCGTCACTCCGATGGTCTCATCGGTGATGGCCCACGAGATAAAACGCCCGTACTTGCTTGTGGCCAGGGCCGCGCGGAGCATCTGAGCCACCCAGGCTTTGCGCTCCGCGCCTTTCTTGGTGCCCTGGATGTCCTTTTCTGCCTGCTCGATGAGCTGGAGCACGGTGGGCTTGACTGCCGCACCATACCCCAGCCGGATGCAGCCAAGGGCGTAGAAGATAAAGCCGCCCAGCATCAGAGCAAGGGCCACCGGGCCAGGGACGGCGCTCAGAAAATTGCTTACTGCTTCCATGTCGTCACTCCCTCTAAAAGATACTTGTCAATGTCAGCTTTTGATTTTTCCATACCGGCTTTATTATCGCCGTTCAACTGGGCGTCAAGAAGATTGCGCACGCCGTCCAGCGTCAGGCGGCTCACCCGGTCGATTTCGTCAAAGCGCTTCAGGTCTCTGGCAAGAGCGGCACTGTGCTGGAGCTGCCCCTGTTCGATGACTCCCACGCGCCTGTCCAGCTCATCCAGACGCTTGTCCTGTGCATCGTTGGGAGCCTGTGACTTTTTGATGTACTTGTGGATGATGTCCAGCACATTGTCCAGCGTAATCGCTGCCGCGCACGCGCTGCCCAAGATGCCCACAATCCAAATTAAAGCCTCTTTTTCAGTCATGTGCCCTCCCTGAGCCGCGTCAGGCCCTTTGTCTTGATGATCTTCGGGTAGTTGCGGGTGGTCACGTTGAGGTCAACGTTGCCGGAGATGCCCGGAACAGAGCCCTTGCTGGTGTGCTGGTGGGCGTTGTAGTGGTAGCCGACGGCGGGGGTGTGCCCGGTGGTGTCAGACAGCCAGACGTCCCAGCGGTTTGCCAGGCGGCCCATATCCAGCTCCATGTTGGAGTAGTGGGTGTAGGTGTACAGCTGGGCGTAAAAGCCCATAGCTTCCACCTGTTCCAGCGCATACGCCACAACGTTGGTGAGGTCAAGCGTGGAGAGCTTTTTGATCTTGTTTTCTTCCACGTCCACGCATACGGGCATGGTGAGCTCTTTGCCGCGTACCGCTTCCCGCACAAGGGCCAGCTCTGCATCCGCCATAGCCTCGCTGGTGGCGTAGGTGTAGTAGTAGACGCCCACGTCCAGCCCAGCGGCCCGGGCGTTGCGGTAGTTGCGCTCAAAGGTCGGGTCGATGTACAGGCCGTCTGCCCGCTTGCTCATCTTCGGATTCGTGGAGACCGTCTTGAGCATGACGCCCTTGTAACCAGCCGCTTTGACCTTGCGCCAGCCGTTGAGGGTGATTTTGCCCTGATAGCGGCTCACGTCGATGTAGCGGTAGGGCGGCGCACCCGTCCAGCCCGGTACGGTGTCCACAGTGGACACTTTTTCAGGAGTGGGGGCGTCCGGCTCCTCTGCCTTGTCTCCGGCAGCGCGGGAGAGGGCTGCAAGAAGCTTGGAGATAAAATCAAAGAGTGCTTTCATATCGTGCCTCCTTATTGTTTATTAGAATATTGTATTCTAGCGAGGGAATAACTTTCGATTCCCATGGTTTTCACCTCCATTTTGAAATTTTACAGATTATTTATCGACAGCGTATTGCGATGGTTCGCAGGCAGTCTTTCCAGCTGTCTGCTTTTTCTTTTTACACCATCCGCTTTATATCTTGGTAATGGTCCAATATTTCTGTAGACTATAGATAAACTCTACACGGTATTGTACGGTTACTCCATCCGCGCTTGTTGCCGTCAGAATTGTACTTACGTTCGAGTTTCTAGTATGTGAAAGAACACAGGTCGTATCGTTTGAACTTAAGATGCCAATGCCAGATACTACAGATGTGACTGTAGTATTCCATGTTACTTTCTGGTTCGTCGCGTTACTCGGTGTAAATACTGCGGTGATGGTTGGTTCGTCGGCATATTTGTCGTTCAGTGTCAGTGTAATTCCCGTCACCGCCACATAGCTCGTATACACGAGGCGGGCCTTCCCGCCGACACCGACGTACACTTTCTTGACTTTGCGGGCCTTTCCGCCCACGCCTACGTACATGGCCTTGACGTGCCGGGCTCTGCTGCCAACACCCACGAGCAAATTCTTTCCCATTTTGAAATCTCCTTACCACCGATACCTCGGCTTCTCCTCGTGGAACAGCCTCCACCGCAGCGCGTCGTCCACAAAGATGCAGAGAACGCTCAGCGCCGCCCACAGCAGGCTGAACGGCAGGCAGATCTGGCCCAGCAGGTTGCAGGGCAGGCCCGAGTAGTCCCAGATGCCGAGGCCAAAATACAAGTTCAGGATGACTCCTGCTACAAGCTCCACGGCGGTCACCAGGGCGCTGCCGCAGACGGCCTGCTTCCAGATGGGCATTTCCCAGGGCAGGTAGTTGTTCAGGCCCCCGATGAGCACGAAGCATACCCCGCCCACGATGCCCATGGTCCAGTGGGTGCGGCCCCGCCATAGCAGCTCCACGCCCATGTAGAGCACCCCGCCCAGCAGCGCCAAGATGGATAGTTTCGCAAATTCCCGTTTCATCGCTCACCCAGCTTCTTCGCAATGGCCTCCACCTGCTCTTTTGCCTTCTGCAGGATGTCCGCCACCTCGGCTTTCAGATCCTCCGGCAGCTCAACGCCATAGGAGATGCCCTTCAGCACCTCAAGGCTCGTCTCCCGGCTGATCCACTGCCGCAGGGAATTGTTGTAGGTGGTCTGCTTGGTGATGGTGGTCTGCTTTGCCGTGTACAGCGTCACGATGTCAGCGGCGGAGTACAGCTTGCACTGCTTTCCGTCTGCGTGGTAGGGGTAGGCCGTGGCCCCCAGCATCACCGCGTTGAACACACCGTCGATGTTGGATTGGTCGGGCACTTCCAGCGAGAAATGCTCCTGAGTCCCGTCCCCGAACTGTACGTCGATGCCCGCCGTGATGGCCGCTTCGCAGGCGTCGGAAGCTTCCTCCAGCTTCTTTGCCCGCAGCGTTTCCATCTGCTCGGTTTCGCTGGGCGGGGTGGGCACTTCGCCGTACTCGTATACGGTGTACTTCTCGTTTTCGAGGGAGATGCCCCAGTACGTCTCGCCCGGCTGTGCGGTCTCGTTGTGCTCGTTCACCGCCGCTTCCACCGCAGCATAGTTGTCGTTCTTCTCTTCGTCCAATACGGGCACTTCGTAGCCCGGCGCGATCGTCTTCTCGTCCATGTCATCCTCCATTTTGAACTTATTCGTAGACAAACAGAACTTTATTGGTCGTCAAGCTAGAGTTTGCACCGGGGTCGCTTGATTGTGCACCAAAGGTGAAACCGTTCGCGTTGCCTGCGCCATTAGCGTACTTCACGTTCAACTCGCTTTTCAGGATGTAGTCCAAATTGTCGCCTGACCAGACTGGAATCCACGTATCACTTGTATTGTGATTCTTTCGTGCCGCCACTTTGATCATACTTCCAAATGCCCCTTGGTTACAGTACGCCAGATTCGACGAAGTTCCGCTGTATGCGCCATTCCAATAGGCCATAAAAGCCATATCCGGCACATACTTCTGGTCGGTTGCAGCATCTTTCCAGCCACTTGGTCCTACACTCGTCAGCGTCCGAGTTGCTTTGAACGCAGCGCTTCCAAGTTTCGCTTTAATCCAGTTCCAGAGAGCGCTCAGTGGCTTGCGGCGATAACTCACAGCAGACTCGTTTTCGCCATTAACATGCTGTCCAACAAAGTAATCTGAATCTTTAGGGATATTGTTTTCTACATCTAAGGCTTCAATAAGCTTATTGATGTCTAGCGCGTCCCCAACAGCCTTTGCATCTGCTGGAGCGTTTTCTTTACTTAAGGTCTTATCTGTTCCAGCTCTTGAGCCAGCCAGTTCTGCGGCGTCCTCTGCAGCTTTCTGCGCTTTTTGAGCTTGTTCGCGGGATGTGTTGGCATCAATCCGACTTTTCTCGGCAGCTTTTTTGCTGGCGAGAGCGCTGTCTGTGTAGCCTTTGATAAGCTTTGTTGCGTCGTTGACGGCGTTTCCTGCGGCAGCTTCCGCTTTCTTACGGTCTTCCTCCGACTTCTTTGCGGCAGTTTCCGCCTGTATACGCGCAACATCCGCGCCCGCAACGTCACTTAAAGTATTCATCGTCTCCGCGTTCATCGGAGTGCCTTCAACCTCAGGTTCATCATTGCGAACCAACGTGACAACTTCCGATGTGCCGTCTGACTTTTTCATAGTCCAACGGCCCGGGTATTTTGCTTTTCGGTCAATAAACTGCATAGTATGGTTCACCTCCACAAATTGGCTCGCCACAGTAGAGCAAATGGTCGTTTGCGATTCGCTCTATCTTGGCCAGAATTTCTTCGATTTCATTCATGGTCTTGTATGCCAACTTATCCATGCTGGTTGGAGTGCTTGGCAGACCACCGGGGCCGCTGCACTTGGCCCGAATGTTGGATACGTTCGATAGCCAGCGATTTGCGTCGCTTGTGGTCATGTATCCTTCCACCGTCCAGTTCGTTTTGATAGAAACAGACGCGCCAAGTGTAGCGGCAAGCTCGGACACACCACTTTCAATGCGGTTGTAATCCGTGTAGCTAAGAGCACCCTTCATGCCAGCTGCCCATTCAGCCTGTTCTTCTTCTGTCCATGTGCCAACGTTGGCTTTATTGTGCAATTCGTTCACACGGTCAACGTCTGACTGCGTGCGGTCTGTAATCCATATTGCCATAAAGCCTCCTTGTTAAGAAAGAACGTTTCCATTAACATCAACTTCCAATGTGGCAGGAAGAGTAAATGCCGGAAGAACAGGATACTTTTTTGTGACATCAGAAATTGCCGTATATGTATAATAGCTATTATTAGACTTGGACGGAGAAACAACAGCAGAACTGTTATACTTGAAAAATTCTGGATAAGCGAATGGCGTTGCATCAAAACATCTTGAGCGAGTCCATGCATAATTAGAACTTCCGATAATGTTGTAAAGCATTTCACTGCAATTCGGCAAAGCCGTGCCCTCCTTAGTAATGCCAGAAACGCTAGAGCTCATGCCAAGTTCTGTTGCAGACAAGAGAAAAACTTTGCGAGATATCCAAGTGACCGCAGAGCCATCAGTCGTATGAGAATTGCCGTCATCGTCTTTATAAGTTTGAGGGCCAGGAGAGACTCGGATGTTTGTATTCTTGATTTTACTGGAAATACTAGAGTCGAGCGTTCTGAAATATTCGCCGTTCAACCACTCGTCAATAGTGCTACCGGAATATATATTGGTAAAACGACTATCATAGGAAGCACTTTTGGTGCTCCACACATGCGAAAGTACAGTCTTGGAAGAACGAGCGAGCAAAGAAAGGCCTTTTCCGTTTCCGGGGAATGTTGGCCACTTAGAAGAAGCTTCTTCATAATCATGCTTTGCAAGAACAAATGCGGTTCTTTGATTGCTTTCTTTGATATAAAGTGTTGTTCCGATGGGAAGAGAGCCAATTGTAGCAGGGCTTGCAACGACAGAACAGGTTGATTTTTCCTCAGCAGCGGTAACGGTAATTGTTGCGCTACCTTTTTTGAGCCAGGTCACGCGACAGGTCGAAGAACCGTTGCTCTTGGCTACGATATCCAGCCGAACAACGTCAGAAGGAGACGCAGACCAGTTGATTTCAGGAGCCCCGTAGTTATTAGGTACAAACGTTGCGGTGATATCCTGCGGAGCGCCCCAACGAACGCCAAGAGCGCGTGTGCTCAAGTACAAAGAAGGAGAGTTGTTGACGACCGGGATTGACGAGCTGACAGAGCCAACGTATGCCGAAACGGTAGCATTTCCCTTGCGATTGTACTTGACCTCACAGGTGGATTTGCCGGATTCGTTTGTAAGAACGCGAAGCGTGACGATTCCTTCCGGCGAAGCGCGCCAGCTGACAGTAGGCAAGTCGGGGTCATAAGGCAGAAGTTCTGCGGTCAACACCTTTGGCTCATTGTAAATCAACGACAGAGAAGACGAGGACAAAGACACGGACGAAACGTCTGCCAGGACATAGCCGGAAATCGTGCCTTTGAAACAGCCCGTATACTGGTATTTGCTTTCCGTTACGAAGACGCTGGATGCGTAGCCAAAGTTGTGATTGAATTTTACGTGGTCAAATGCATCGATGTGCGGGCTGGCGCGATACTCAAGTTCGACCTTTTTGCGGTTTGCTAGCATAGCATAAGCTTCAGTGATGGAGTTTTTGCTCTTGACAAGCATTGCTTCGGTCAGCAGCTCGTTGCTGACGGTCTGGGTGACGCCTTCCGCGTTAGAGCCTTCCGGGTACAGATGCTCTTTGCCATTAACGTTGCAAGACACATTCTTGACGCGGGACGCAAAAGAGATTTCAGGCCACTGGAAGTTATTGATAACTGGAATCTCGTATACTTCAGTTCCCTCTTCTGCGGTCAAGTTGACTCGCTCGATACGAATGTGACCATCTCGCGTCTGGTACAAAGCCATACCCGCTGCGTTTGCGGCCAATTGCAGGATGTCTGAGTTCTTGTACGAAGTTTTTTCGGAAGAAATATCGGTGCTGTATTCTTTTAGCTCTTCGGAAATGTAGAACGAAGGAACATTAGAGGGCAACGTCTCCAGTGCGTCGTAGCACATCTGATAAAGCGTGCCCGTCTTTCGACCCGTGTAGTTTGAGGTCATCATGAACTCAAGGGCATCACGAGCCGTGAAAGACGCTTCCAGGCCATTAGAAGGGACGCTCCATTCCGAAAGATAGAATTTGCCGCCATTAATCCATTGCGTTTCTCCATCCACATCCATGCCATAACGGACGTCCACTTCCTGCCGTTCATACAGATATCGAAACATGCCGCGAGGGTTGATAGCATCCCACGTTTTTTGGCTGTTGTCCAAAGAGAATTCGATGCTGTCTTTAGGAAGCTGCGCCGAGATCGGGTCTCGGCTGGATGTGTGCGTGTACGAAACAAGGTCTTTTTTGCTATATACCTTGTGAAGGCCGACCATGATCCATTCAATGCGAGCACGACGATTTGGAATGCTCCATTCCAGAATGTCAATGGCAATGGAGTCGTAACCGTAAATTTCCCATTCGGTCTCAGAATAAACACTTCTGTTGTTCGATACAGTGATGGTACTCACAACGGCGGTTCCCTTATAAGCCGTGAGCTTGAATTTAGCTGCCCATTCGTTCATCATGGACGACCAAACGACCGTCAAGCCAGGAACGGCGCGTGTGTGCACGCTGCCGAACGAAAGAATAATGCGCGGGTGGCTGGAATCGCTCACGAGCGTCTGACTGATAAAACCGGCATCTGCGTAGGGGACAGAATCCGGCAACAATCTGAAACTGCCGTCCAGAACGTGCAGATTTGTTTCCCCTGTTGCATATTTCGTCAATACACGGTCAGGTTCCTTCGTGGTATTTTCGATATTACCAAAAGGAACCTGTGCAGTTGCGCTTGCGGTGGCATCCTCTTGAACGCCTGGTTCGGTGCTATTGTAAGAAATCTCAACAAACTCTTCCGGCACAAGAGTGTCGTTGAACTTGTCAAGCCATGCTTGAGATGGATGTTCCATACATCAAACCTCCACAAGCGCAAGTGCGCAATTAGTCCAGCCCATTACCTTGCCGGTTTTAGGCCCTCTACGCCACATACCAGCCGTTCGGTCAGAAACGTACATTTTCCTTGTTTCATACGCATTCGTTGTCTGATTCAAAAATCGAACGGAGCAGTAAAACTTGGTAGTGAAGGGGCCAATGGCGGCGGCCCATTGTTCGGCAGTAAGGTAGTTCCATTTTACGGAAATTTTCGCTACATCATGCCGAACAACGGAGCCAACCACCTTGCCCTGAACGTTACGGCCAGAATCCACAATGGTGCTGGTCGTCGCTTCATAAGAGGACGGCTCCGGCATTTCTCGGCCATCAATCGTAATGAGTGCTGGAATCGCCAAAGCGGTTCACCTCCTTAATAGCTATAAGCTTCAGTGCCCATAATAGAGCGGCCACGTTCGTTTTTACGCTTTTCGACGGTTGCAGTAAGTTGCTTGCCGTCAAGATATACTTTGAGGATGTTGTCTTTATCTCCTTGATCGTAACGCTGCTTGTAATCAAGAAGAGCATTATAAGCGCCGTTGTACACAGCGTCTCTGATTTCTTCCGCACTAAGTTGCTGCACAGAACTAGAAGCATAACTGCTTTGGATGCCACTATTAGCATCGTTATACTGAGATGTTCCAGGAACATTGCCGTAGTCAATCTGGCTCAAGTCGGATTCATCGTAGCCAGTAGAGCCATAGGAGCTACTGGAAGAGCTCTTTTTGCCGCCCATGCCACCAACGATGCCAGCAATGGAAGCAGCCAGGACAGCCGCAGCACCCAGAGCAACCAGTCCGGCGGGAATGCCGAAAATAGTAGCAGACAAAGCCGCGCCAATGGCGTTAAGCATCGCCACGAACGATGCGCCAATGGTAGAAATCAGAGTGCCCATAGACGCATAGATGGTCGGGAAAGCGCTTGCGAGCCCGCCAGAAAGAGCCGCGCTAATTGCAGTAGCAACGGATTTCAACGGGCCTCTTACAGCCTGGAACGTTGAGCTGAGGGAGCCACCAAGCTGTTTGGTCTTCTGCAAAATCTCGCCGAATTTCGAGGTAATGCCGTTCAGAAGCTCGCCACCAATCTGATACGCCTGTGCGGACAACGTAGACAACGCATTGGCCAGTTGCGTGCTCAGGTCGGTAATCATGTTGGTTGCGATGGTCTTGATTTGAGTGCGCTGCTCTTCGCCCATTGCGTGCCACAACACGGCAGCAATCGTCGTACCGATGGTCTTCACATCGCCGCTCTGAGCAGCTTCCCAAAGATTCTGAATAGTACCAAAGAAATCGTTCTGCAAATTGGTATCGAGCTGCTGCCAAGTGCTGGTGAGAGTCTGGTCAAGGTTGTTCACAAAACCAATACCAGTCTGCTTTCCCTTTTCGATGAACTGGTTTCCGGCATTGGTCACGCCATTGATAAGGCCCTGCATGGCCTCGTCAACATAGCCTTGAGCGGCGGTTATACCGTTTGCAAGGCCTTGATCGATGTAAATGCCGAACTGTTCAAAAAGCTTGGAAGGGGAGTGAATGTCAGTCTCAGTTGTAAACTTGTCGATGATGGCTTTTGCAAGTCCGCCAGCAGCTTTCTTTGCATTCTCAATGCCATTGTTGATACCATCAATCAAGCCCTGAACAATGTTTTTGCCATAGTCCAAAAATTTTGCGGGGAGATTTTTGATTGTATCAACCAAACTGTTCCAAGCCTTGTCCCAGTTTTCTTTGAACCCGGCCCACTTCTGGCTCCACCACTTGCCAACGCCAACAAACCACTGCTTTAAGCCTGCACTCGCTTGGTCAAGCGCCTGAATTGGATGCTGAACAAACCCGGGCAAGCTTTCCCATGCAGTCTGAAAATTAGTGCTGAACCCTTGCCACTTTTCATTCCACCATTCGCCAACACCGACAAACCAGTTTTTTAAGCTCTCGCTTGCCTTGTCGAGAGATTCTTTAATCTTGCCCCAGTTTTGGTAAATTGCAATTCCGGCATCGGTCAGGCCACCGACAATCAAACCAATCAGAGCGCCGATGCCTGTACCAATCGGACCTCCAAGAGAGCCGATAATTGCACCAATGCCCGCACCAGTCATTGTTGAGCCAAGCGGAATCAAAATTCCGTTTAACGTGTTTAAGCCATTTTTGACAGCATCGTAAACGCCCGTTACAAACATAGGTATGCCGGTTACTACTCCGCCAACTGCCGCTCCAATAATCGCACCAGCAGTAGAGCCGCCAGCAGCTTTAATGGCCGCTCCAACAGCAGTATTGCCAAAGCCGGTCACGATAAACTGAGCAATTCCTTTGCCGAGAATGGCCGCACCTGTAGTTCCAATCAAAGCGCCAAGAACAATTTCAGCGAAATTCTTTCCATTTACGCCATTTTCAATCGCGTCTTTAATGCCTGTAATCTCAAGAACGACGCCCACCGTAAAAACGCCAAGCCCCAGAACAATGGATTTCAGTGCGTTCATTTTGGAGATAGCGTCCACAATATCCGTAATAAGATTTGTGAGCTTCCAAGCGGCAAGGGCGGTTGCTACAGTCGCTATAAGAGGAAGCATAGCCTTGATTTTCTGCTTGATAGCATCAATCTGCTTTGCGAACTCTTCGTTGTACTGCTTGAACATATCGTAGCCGGACAGGTCTACATCGCCCAAGATGTTGCCAGCAGATGCACCGCCGCCAGAGCCAGAGCTTCCCTGTGTGGGGTCAATGATGTTCAGTTCATCAAAACCCATCGTGTAGTCCTTGAGGGCTTTGGCGGCTTTCTTGGTGGAGTCTGCCGTGTCATCCATTGCGTCGCCGATGCCGCCAACACTGTCAGCGCTTTTGGTGAAATCAGTAAACACAACCTTTACACCCATCAGCTTTGCCACCCACTCAACAAATTCTCGAATGAGCTGTACGGCGGCAATCAGCGGGGGAAGAATGGATTTCATGGCAGGGTAGAGCAGAGAGCCAACAGACTTCGCCAGCATATCCAACTGAGCTTTCAGAATCTTAATCTGATTTGCAGGGCTCTGGATAGTCTGTGCAAGGTTGCCCTGCACGTTGGCAGTCTGCTTCATAATGGCAATGTAGCGCAGAACCGCCTTATCTGCCTGAGACAGACTAGAAACCTGCTTGTTAAAGCCCAAAGCAAGAAGCTCCTGCTGTAACCGCGCCTGAGACAGGTCAATGCCCAAACGACGAATAGGCTCAATCTCACCAGAGATTGCGGAGGACATTGCGGTAAAGGTCTCTGCAACATCCTTGTTCCAATAGGAGCCTTCGTCATAAGCAAGCTGGGTCAGGTTCTTAGACAGAATGTATGCTTTGTCGCTGGTCAGACCAAACGAAGTACCCAAGCTCTGGATGGTAGCCATGTAGGTCATCGCTTTGGTCGGGTCAACGCCAAGCAAACCCTGCATCTTGCTAATGAGCGTATCGGCTTCACCGCTCAGATTGCCCATGGCATTATGAAACAGATCTGTTGCTTCATAGAAGTCGTTAAACTTCGCAACAGCGTTGCCAAGATACTCAGCGATAGCTTTCAACGAAACCAGCTTTGCCATGTTCCGCATAAAGCCGTTCATCTGATTGGACAGGCTGAGATAGCTCTTGCGCTGCTTTTCGTTGGCTGCGGTCACACGGTTAGCCTGTGTCACAACCTTGCTCAACTGCGGAGGGAGCTTTGCAAAGGCATTGCCTACCTTGTCAAGCTGAGATGCAAGGGGAGTAAGAGCGCTTGAAATCTGGACGCACGATTTCTTAAACGAAGTAAGGTCTGCTGCTTTTAACTTTTCAGCTAAATCAGGGACTTTATTCAACGCAGTAAATACGCTGATAAGTCCTTTTAAGCCAGAAATATCAAGCAGAGATAGAGGAGCAAGGGCATTCATAATCTCTCGAATATTGTCACCCAAACCCTTGTAGTCAGCCTTGTTTGTCTCCGCAATGACGGTTGGAATGCGCCGAAGCGTGTTTACTATCTTTGTCAGACCGTCCGGTACGGTGACAGCAGGCAACGTGTTAAACGATGCCAACACTGCTTTCGTCTGCGTCAAATCCGAATTGACGGAATCCATACCGCTCATAGTGTCAGGAATTTTCTTCAACGCATTAATGGTACTACTCAAGCCTTTTGGCGCTTGAATAGTAGACAATGAATTGAAAGAATCCGTTACATCGCGCAGAGAATCCAGCGCATCCGAAAAATCACTCATGCCGGACAAGGCATCAGGAATCCGTTGGATGCTTTTTGCGAGTGTGTTAATGCTCTTTGCGCTTTCGCTTGCGTTGACCTTTGCAATACCCTCGATAAAGCTGGTGACCTTTTCCAGACCGCTAAAATCGCCCTGTGCGGACTTGAGCGCCGTCAATGAATTGGTGAGCTTATCCAACCCATCAATTACCTTCGACACGTTACCCTTTGTGCGCAAATTAGAAATGGCGGCAGCGAGCTTGTCGATATTAAGCTCTGCGCCCTGCGATTCCGCAGAAATCTCTACGGATAAGCTCGTAATATCAACATCAGCCATCACTACCACCATCACTTTCCATCATAGAGAACATCATTCTCTTGATTCGCTCCTGCGCCTCAACTGCGCGTTGGTATTCATACTCGTCTTTCTCCTTTTGGGTAAGGGGAATCGGCCTATCCATGTACTTGATGGGGCTAGACCCTTTCTTTCGGAACATATTGCCAACCGTAGAGGAAAGTGCAGATGCCATGTAAAAGCCATTTCTCCACGCTTCTGTGTTGGCTCTGCGTTCCCGTAGCTCCTCTGCGTCACGGTAAACTTTTGCCAGCCAGACATCGCCGTACCAGAACTGGTCGTATGTCATGCCGATGGAGATGTAATAGGCTTCTACATCGTGGAACAGCTTGGAGAAGGAGAGTGGTTCTCCCTCTCCGTCCGCTTCCTGAGATTGTGCGGTTACACAATCTCCCACGTTGCGTTTTTTGCGGTCTTGTCCTCAGTGTCAGTTGCCAGCAGAGACTTGGAAGCGTCCATGAACATCTCAAGCAGAATGCCCATCAGGTCTTCCTTCTCCTCGATGTGCTGGAACATCTCGTCAACGACCTTGCGCTTGATGCCCTTGTTCCGTGCGATGAAAGCGCCGTAGAACAGAGCGCGAGAGTTGGACAGCAGATTGGTCATCTGGGTGTACTGACCAATCTGAAAACCTGCACGCTCGGTGGCTTCCACGCTGTCACGGGTGAAAGTCAGCTCATAAGTGTTCTTACCATCGGGGGAATGAAAGTTGATAACTTTAGTAGCCATAATAAATGCTCTCCTTTATAAATAGGGGCAGAACCAAATCCGATGTTCAGTTCTGCCCAGTTTGATTGATTTGATTTTTGCGGTTTAGCCGCCGTTGACAGTCAGGGTCTCGCTGAACTCAGGCTTCTTGGTGAAGATGCAGTTGATGGTCATTTCCACAACCTCGTCCACGCCAAAGCCGGACAAGCCGACTTGGTGCATACCCTGCCAAGTGAAGCCGGAGCCGTCCTGCATCTTCAGGGCGTAATACTTCACGGTGTTGCTCTCGGAAGTCTCATCGTAGCCAGCTTCCTTGACCTTCTTGTAGTCAGTCTTGTTGTAGTTGGCAGTAAAGGACTTGGTGTCACTCTGGATAATGCCAAAGATGTTGACCTGCATAGGGTCAGACAAAGTAGTGGCATCCAGAAGGTTCGGCTCGGAGATCAGGTCGGGCACATCCTTGATGTCGCACAGCTTCGTCAGAGCGGTTGCGCTGTCGCCACAATACAGGGTGGTATTCAGACCGGAGATAGCAGTACTCATAGAATGTTTACCTCCTTAGTTTCGGTAAATCATTCCGTCCTCTCCGATTGTTGCCCCGTAGCTGCAATCAATCCGATAGACGGAATTGTTATACAGCCCATTCAACGGGGCAAATGACTTGCGATAAAATTTAAGCGGTTCAAGAACAGAATCCACGATGCCAACGATGGAACGTGCTTCTGCAATGCGTCCGGTGCTTTTATTGGAGTAGACCCGCACACGCAGGGAAACGGCAGCGTATTTGCTGTGACCAGCAGAATCAATATGTACAGGAAGATTGCTGTTTTCTTCTATCTGCACACACGGAAATTTCTTGACATTGCTGTCATTGATTTCACCGGTAACGAAAATGCCGGGAACTTGTTTTCGCAGTTCCTTAGCAACAGCCGTGAAGATAGAATTGAAATAATCAATCAACTATTCCAAACCTCCCTCCACGTTGCTTCGACTTGAGAAGCCATTTCCTCAACAGCCCCCCACATAGCCATAGCTGGTTCGTTACCATCGGTGTAATTCAACTGGCCTTTGCCATCCACCTGTTTGACAGGCGTACCAGCATTGCCGGGGTCACCGTAGTAGTACCATCTGCGGTTTGCGCCTTGCCCTTTGCCATAGGAGCCATGCGCACCAACGCCGGGCGGTAGTTCACCGCCATACCCGTTGTGATGTGCGCCAGTACCGAACTCGATAAAGGCAACTGACTTGCCATCGGCAATGATGGCGCAAGTGTTTCCGTTCTGCTCAACACGGCAAGAAACATCGTTGCTACCGGCATATTCTGCATTGGAAAAGCGAACTTTCGCCACATCAAGCCCTTTGTCAGCTAACGCCTTTGCAAACTCCTGCGCCTTTTTGTTCAGGGTGGTCTTGTACTCCTGTATCTGATGTTCCGCATCACGAAGTCCGGCATCGCTCAACCTCACTTTAATTTTCACTTGTAGCCACCTCTTTCAGCGCATACAACGTGTCTGTGATATGCTCTGCGACTTTGACCACAGTGTAATTGAACGGCTTTGAAATGTCCGTCTGAAACCAGACGTGTGTGCCTTCGTAAAGCGGTGTGTTGCGCTTTTTGCTGGACGAGCTGACAACGTAGCTGTAATCCGTGAATGCTCCAAAAGGGTTTGCTTCCGCAGAACCAGTAGGAGGGCTGACGTTCAGCATCAGCTTTGCGGGTTCGCTCCACGATTCGTATGCGGATTCGCCAGTCTCGTTGCCCCATTCGTCCACAACAGGCGTTTTCTCGCCAACCGGGTTTGAATACCACAGCGGGCGTTTATCCAGTGGGCTACCATTGAACATCAGCCGATAACACCTACTCTCGGAACTACTTCATTAAGCAGGGACTGTGCCACATCGGAACTTTCCCAAACACGAGTAATGCCGTTGTTGGTGTAGCTCGTCTGTCCGTTTGCGCCGATGTGGTTGTACAGTTCCGCTGCAATGCGTATCTGCAACGACTGATACTGCGAGGGCAACTCGTCCGGTCTGTTGCCGAAGGGGTATCCCTGCGCAAATATCTTATCTTTGGCGAAATCAAGCAGCAGGTCGAAGAGTGGGTAATCCTCGTCCGTGATTTCACGGTCAAGTGCAGGAGCAATGTACTGCCCCAGCTTGACTGCCGCTTCGGAATACTGGTCTCCCATGCTGCTTTCCTCCTTTCGCCTTAGTAAGCCTTGATGCAGTACACAGCGTCCATCTTCTGGAAGGACGGCAGGACAATTTCGGATGCGATGATGTTTGTGTTGACAGGGTGAGGTTCCTTGATAGTGGTGACCGCAACGCCGTTGTTTACGATAGAAACAGAAGCGTTCGTCATGCCCGCACGGAGGTCTGCCTCTTCGGGAGTAGTGCCATACCACATCTCGCCGACCTTACCATCAGGAACCAGAACAACATAGCCATCCGGGATATATTTGACGGAATCGCCACCGCCTTCAGGCTGATACATTTTGTCGAACAGATGAATCTTGATGTCGGTAGTCTGCTCAACCAGGGCTCGTGCTTCACTCTGGGTAAGAACGGCAATAGACTTTGCCGTAACCGTCATGAAACGGTTTTTCACCTCGTCAGAAGCAATCATCTTGTTCAGAGTGTTGGTGTTCATATAGGCGCGAGTGATGGTTTCGCCAACGTTTGCCGCAATCGCATCCTTCGCAGTGGCGAAATCGGTAAGGGGAGTAGAAGTGGTAACGTCCCACTTCGACTTGCCGGTAAGAGCCTTGTAGTTCTTTGCCTGCCAAGTGCCATCCGGGTCGTAATCGTAGATGTAGTTCACGCCGTTTGCCTTGATGGTGATACCGGGCTTGCCGTTCTCCGGGCAAAGCAGCTGCCACGCCATACGTTCAGGAACGATTCGAGCACCAGTAATCAGCTCTGCGGCATCATCGAAAATTCGGCTGATGATTTCATCCGCAAAAGTGCTTTTGCTGTTCTGAATCTCCATCAGCATCTGACGGTCTTTTTCGTCAATGTGAAAGCCCTCGCGGAAGAACGGCATCTCAGTCTCAGACATCTTGAAGCCCTTGCGCTCACGGAAAGTCGCCTTCGTGTCAAATGCACTCGGCATCAGGGAGATGCCAACGCCCTTGTGACCGCGAATCCACTTCAGCTCCAGACCGGCTTTCTTGCGCGGAGGGAACAGAGCATCAGAGCCGAACGCCTGAGCGTTGGTAACATCGTTCGTCCAATACTCAGCAAGTGCATCGGAAGTGAAATATTTCTGAAAATCCATACGTTTTACCTCCGTTAAAGATTGGTGCCGATGTTGTCACGGAAAAAGACTGCGGGAACAGCCTTGTGCAGAGCGGCAACGTCATCAGCAGTAAAGGAAAAGCCAGAACTTGCCTTCGCCTTTTTCTGGTCAACAACGCCCTGAATCAGCAGTGCGCCGTTGGGGTTGACGGACGGGTCAACGGTGTGCAGCAGAATACCAATCGCATCGGTAACCGCTGCATCGGAAACCCCGGTAGTGGCAGAAGCCTTCTTGCCAGTTTTTGCCATGGGATAGCCAGCCTTTACAACATCGGTTTCGGTCACAGTAAAGGGAATGGCAACGTAGGTATCAGCAGCCAGAATAGTGCTTTCAGGAGCCGATACCGGAGTAGTAGTATACTTCATGTTTTCCTCCTTAATGGAAAGCGTTCAGTGCGTCACTCGATGCCTTATTTTCGGCATTCTTTCTTGCTGCAAGGCTCTTGGCAAACGCCACGCCCTCACTGTCAGAGCTGCCATTGCCATCCGCACCCGGAGGTGTGGGCATATCCTTCAGCAAGGAAGCCTTGTAAGCGGTGTCGTGGGCAGTCATAAACTCCGACTGGAACTTAAACACCTTGTCCATGTCACCGTCAGCCAGTGCAGACGCAGCCTTGTTAGCAAGTTCAGCGTCATACCCCTGTGCAACGAACTTTTCACGGTAAGATGCAAGGGTCTTTTCCTTGACGAGGTTTTCTTTGTCGGCAGTCAGAGCTTCAATCTGCTTCTGCATCTCTGCCAGCTTGTCAGCCTGTTCCTGTGCGGCGTTCTCGTCATCGGTGCGCTTTGCCTTGAGCTGCTTCTTGTATTCGGCAGCTTCGCCATTGGCTTTCGTCACGGCGTTGCGCAGCTTCTCAACCTCTGCGTTAGGGTCTGCAACCTTTTCAAGCGCAGAAATGATTTCATCGGCGGTCATGCCCTCTTTGTAGGCATCACCAAGCAACACATTGAGTTTCATATCGTTAATTTCCTCCTGCGTTTTTTTACCGTTGCTTCCCTGCAACGCTGCGAAATTTGTATCCCGGCTTCCCTGCCGTGTTTATGGCAAAGGACTATTCATCCTCTGTTTCTTTATTGGTATCAGTAGACTGTTTATCTGCTATGTTCCCGACATTTGTGCCGGTAGCATCCTGTTTAGGCTGTTCCTGTGGCTTCGGTGCTTCCCCATCCTCGCCCAGCTTGCCAGCGGCAATTAGGAAAGGCTTGCTCATTTCATAAGCAGCCTGCGGGTCAGGGAAAAGACCGGGCGTGGTGAACGCCAACTGCGGGTCAATCGGCTGCTGAATCATCTGTGCGAAAATCTGAACCTTGCTCTGCTGGTTGTCGTACTGGCGGCGTGGCAGTTTGATGTTGATGTCACTTGACATCAGCTTAGAACCAGCCGTGTCACGCAAAATTTTTAGCATCACAGACAGGCTCTGGCGCTCAGCGTACTTGAACATATTCTCGTACTGCTGCGCCCTTGCTTCGGTGTGATTCCAGCCGTTGCGGACGATGACTGCGCCCACGTTGTCGGAGGTTGCGTTCTCGCTGCCAGTGGCACTTGGCATAGCAGTCAGACTGCGGTACACGTTCAACATGGAGTCAAGCAGGGTCTGGCTCTGCTGCTGGTCAAGCTCGTTTGCAATCTGCGATACAGAAGCGGGCAGACCAGAAGTGGATTTCAGGCACATTGCGCCAAGCTCTTTTACTTGGTCAAGAGCATCCTTGTCCACAAGGCAGTTGGTAAACACCATGATGGACTGGATGAACTGCGCCACACCATCCAGACGATTGCTTTCAAGGTCGTTGATGGCATCCAGCACAGGAATAGCAGGTTCAAACAGACCCATACGCTCAGGGTTCAGCTTGTATTCGACCATCGGCAGCATTCCAAGAGAATGATTCTCCGATTTTGTGACCTTGCCGTTGTCGATTTCAAAATACTGGTTTGGCGTGTACACGCAAATCAGGTCGTTCAAGTCGTTCTGATAATTGCGTGGGATGTGCAGCACGTTGGCGATAGGCTTATGCCCGATGCCGGAGTTATAAATCACATACGCCATGTCCGGGTCGGGAACGTCCACTAGCAGGGGCGTTTCGTCCGGGTAGTTGCCGTTGTACCCCTTGTCAGGAAGAACAATGCGATATCCCTGTCCGCACTCCAGCATCCACTGCCATAGCCGCCGATCAAGTGCATCCTTGCCCTCATACTGCAAGGCGTTGGACAGGCGGGCGATTTCCTCACCGTCACCTGTTGCCGTTTCAGACCGCACATAAGAGCAGGGAGTGCCACTCATGTAACCGGTGTAAAAGCCCACGCACTCGTTGGCGTGGTTCTCTACAATGCGATTGGTGATTTCAGCGTGATATTCTTTCGTGCGATGGAGGACAGGCTGGCTACCCAAGTAGTAGTTATGCAGAAAGCGAATCTCGTTCTTATTCAGCAAATGAATAGGCTCTGCTTTGCCCATGACCACTTTCAGCACGTTTGCCCGATTGATTTCCGTTTCCGGCGTTTCAATCGGTCTACGTCCGGTTAGCGGCTCATTCAAAAAGCCACCAACAACCGTCTGATACTCAGCCATGTTTTCCTCCTTTCCGGCAAAATAAAAAGCGCAGCAAGACAAACCTGTTAAGGTCTATCTCACTGCGCTTACAACTGCGCTTCAAAAGCTATTCAGTTTTTGAACTTTGGTACGGAGACCCATGTATCTTTTGGAAAGTTGGAATCTCCAATTGTAATCCAATGGCAAAGAGGGCACAGAAGAGAGAACTTGCCTTCCACTTCACCAAGGTAACGTCCGCAATCGCACGGATTTCCGTTTGCGTCCTCGCGGGGATGCTTGCATCTGACTTTTGCTTTCATCTGCGCTCCTTTCCTAATATTCCTGGAAACAGGCTGTTGAGCACAGACCTGTTAGAAGCTGCTGGGAAACTGTTCGCACTTCCAGCCGTGCTATTCTCCGCCTAGAGAAACCATTGCAGCTATTTCATTCTGCTGTCGGACAGATGTTGGGCTGCAATTTTGGTGCTGCATAATGGATTTGAACCAATGTATGTCCGGTTATGAGCCGAATGCTCTAGCCATACTGAGCTAATGCAACATAAAGACCCGGCTTGATTCATCGTTGCTCTTTGAAATGGTAAAATGTCCAAAAACCATTTCATCGAGAGCCGGGAATAACGATTGGAGGTTGTAAAAGGAAAATTTCCATGAAAACAAAAGTGAATCGTTGTGCTGCGTGACGGATTTGAACCGCCTTATTCTGGAAGTCAAGATTTTAAGGGCGAACCAGACCCCATCCAACACGGGACGCAACTTATATATCCCAGCAATGGGAAAGATCGTGGAAACCATTGCTGGGCAGAAAGGAGAACGCCTGCAAAGCATTCAGCTCGGAGCCGTAAAGCTTGTAGCAGGCATCATGCCGGAGTAGCCAACTCCTTACACACATTATACCAAAAGCAACGATATAAAGTCAATAAATTAAATTATACGTTACCACTTTTTTCAGAATGGCCTTTTTATTGGTTCAATTTTACTGATTCCGTTATACAATTCATCGGCAAGCTGTGCCAGACTGTCCGGCGCATCATCGTGCGGAACTTTGCCAAGCTGTGTGAACATCGTCACCTGTTCCATGAACGCCTTGTACTCTTTCGACTGGTGCTTCTCGTCAAGGAAATAGAACCGTTTGATGTCCGGCGCATACTGGATGATTCTTGACAGCTTGCTTTGACCACTTGGCGCACGCTGGCTGCGGACAGAGCAGTGATAACCTTGCTGACGGAGCAGGCTGTCCACCACGTCACAATATTCATCGCCGCCGTTGTTGGCTTCGCCACGCACCACGTTGATTTTGTGCTGGATGATTTTACCCACGACTTCTGGTCTGGTTACGGTTTTGTCGCCGTTATTGAACACAAGGTCAGGGATGAACACGGCATCACCGTACACATAGGCAAAAGGACAAGCCGTGAAGTCGCCGCCGCCCCATGCAATATCCATGACCATGAGCTTGCGATCAGGTTCTCCGTCAGGCAGAACGCCATTGAAATACCGCAGTTCATCGGCAGGGAACAACAGACCTTCACGCACATAGGGCTTGCCCATGTATTTTGCCCACCATGTTGCATCATCAATGCTGGCTTTCATGTCAGCATAGTAGGCATCGTCAAATCCAACGCCATAGTCATAATTGAAGTTGCTGTGTCCGTTCTCGTCCACCGCAGGAATCACGCGGAATCTGTACTTCGGGTTGTCTGCATACTGGTTTTGGATGCGTCCCAGAGGGTCAAGCACGTTCCAGCGTGTACCAACCATCAGTTCTAATGCGCCTTGCTTTTTGCGGTCTTTCAGCTGGTTTAAGTAGGCATCGTACTTGTTGTTCAAGCGCTCAACGTTCAGACTTTCCTCCAAGTCCTCGATCAGGTCATCGCTGTACAGGACGCCGCCCTCGCCAATTTCAACAGCGCCAGTCAGCGTACCGCCAATAGAGCGACAAGTCAGGGTGGGGAAGCGCTTCTTTCGGTTCAGGTCAACACTTTCGTCCTTTGCGCTCTTGTCCACAAGCTGAACGTCAGGAAAGATTTTGCCCCAGTTGTAGGTCACAGGGTCTGTGATGATAGACAGTACTTCGCCGTAGAAGCCGTTGGTCAGCTTATCAGAATGTCCGCTCATGACCGATGCAACGTCAGGGCGGTTGCCCATCAGCCATGTGATGAAAAATATACAGAGCGTACTTTTTCCAGTTCTCGGGGGCTGACTTACCCCAAGAAATTCTACACGATGAAAAAACAAGTCCTCTAGGTCACGAACCAGCGTCAAAAGCACCTTTCTTCGTGGCTGATAGAACTTCTTCTCCGGCGCACGGTTCCATTCAAGGTAGATGCAATAGCTGTCGAACACATCTTTTGCTTCAAACAGGTATGTCCGGCCGATAATGTCATAGATTTTCGCCACATCATCGCCTGTTTTCATCTTGCCCATCATGGCTGCACAGACAGAGCGCAGCTCTCCAGAGTATTTGTAGGCATCAAACCGCTTGTTCTGCGGCAGAGCGTCTCTCAGGTTCACCACCGCCTGAAACCAGTCCTCGTAGACTTGCGCTTCTGTCGGATTCTGCTTTGCATACGCTTTGATGCTGTCAATGATGGCGATACACTGCTTTGGCTGCATAAAAAAATAGGCACCCCCTACCTGAAAATGTAAAGAGTGCCTACAACTGCACAAAAATCAAATATTCGGTTTTATTCTCCGGCTTTGAAATTGTAAATCGGCTTAATATGCTTTACAATATCAACGGTTGGAGAGATTGCGTTGATAATTTCCTGCGCTGACTTATATGCCATCGGGCATTCATCCAACGTGGATTCATCGGCTGACGTAGTATAAATTCCATTCATTTGCTTTTGGTATTCCTCAACGCTGAATGCTTTTTTAGCCGCTGTTCTGCTATATAGTCTGCCAGCACCATGTGGTGCAGAAAAATTCCAATCAGGATTGCCCTTACCAACGCAAATAAGGCTTCCGTCTCTCATATTAAGAGGAATAATCAGCTTCTCACCCTCTCTAGCGGATACAGAGCCTTTTCGGATAATATCATCCGATTCATCAATGTAGTTATGAATGGTTTCAAAGAAGGACGCATGGGTCAGCATAGAATTGATTCCAACGCCGTCTAAAATGGTATGCATAATTCTTGCTCTGTTCATCCTCGCAAAAGCCTGACAAATTCGCATATCATTAAGGTAGGAATCACGTTCTTCGCCTTCAAGATAGCAAAGTTCATTCGGAATATCAGGGAACTGAACATCCAATTCTTTGATTTTTTGCGAGATTTCTTGTTCACGACCCTGCGCTTTCAGTTCCGCAATTAGATGTTCCGTAGCGTCTTTTCTTTTATTCTTTCCTTTAAGATTTGAAATGGCTACGCTTTGATGATATTCTGCGACTTGCTTCCCAAGATTTCTGCTTCCAGTATGGATAACAAGGTACTGGTTTTTTTCTTCATCTTCGTCCAGCTCGATAAAATGATTGCCACCGCCCAAAGTACCCATGCTACGAAGAATCCAGTCAACATTATGTAGGCTATCTTTGCAATCAAGCTGGCCAAGGAAAGAATCCGACATTTTCTGCGATTCGTGAACATTCATTCCAGCCGGAACTCGTTCTCTGATTACTTTATCTAACTTTTTCGGGTCGATGTGTTCAATTCCAAGTTCAGCGACAAGCATTCCGCAGCCAATGTCCACGCCTACAATATTCGGAATGACTTTCTTGCCCAAGTTTGCCGTAAACCCAATTACACACCCGGAACCAGCATGAACATCTGGCATAATTCGAATTTTGCATCCGTCAACAAAGCTCTGATTACAAAGCGTTAAAATCTGCTCAGATGCCTTATCTTCAATATTGTCCGTAAACACCTTTGCAGACGCATATTTTCCTTCAATCGTTTTCAACTTGTTCTCCTTTCTCATTCAGTTTTATTCTAGGTTGCGAATAATGTCACCTGTTCTGTTCAGCAATCCGATACCATGTCTGGCGGGTTACGCCAAGCTGTTTGGCAGCGTCCGTGACCGTGAGAATGCGCTTCTCCACCTGCTCATGGAGAACGTCAAAGAGGTTGCGGTCATACTCGGTGGGCTTGCGACCTTTATAAACGCCTTTCTGCTTTGCCACTTCGATGCCCTCTTGCTGGCGATCAAGCATATTCTGTCTTTCAAATTCGTTGATGGCTGCAATCATCGTAAGCATCAGTTTGCCAGTTGGAGTGCCTGTATCTAGGTTCTCTTTATCACTGGCAAGGTGCACGCCGTTAGCTTGCAGCGTTTCAACCATTTCAAGCAAGTCCTTTGTGCTGCGGGCAAGGCGGCTGAAATCGTGGATAAACACGGTATCGCCCGGTTGAACAGATTTAAGCATCTTCTGCAACTCCGGTCTATCCATATTCTTGCCAGAGACCTTCTCGATGAACCAACGGTCAATGTTATGCCGCTTCAACGCTTCTACCTGTCGTGCTTCATTCTGTTCAACAGTAGATACACGAACATACGCTACGTTCATTCAGAATCGCCGTCCTTTGTTCTTTTGGGGTATTCCAAACGGTAAAAATCTTCTTTGTCCTTTTTGATGGTTTTGGGACGAATGATAATTTCGTAGCCAAGTTCATCTGCAAATTGTGCAAATTTCTCTGCGCTCAGTTCTCCACGATTCAGCCTATCCGTGACGCTCGTTGCTGCTTTATAACCAAGTTTTTTTGCGAGAACCTTGTAAGTTATTTTCGGATGAGAATTTACAACCATGTCTTTAATAATTTCTGCGGCTCTCATTTTTTTGCTCCCTCTTTCTTTTTGCTGGCTTCAGTATACCACAAACGTATTTATACGTCAAGCGTAAATTTACGTTCTATGTATATATAAATATACTATACTCTGTAAATACAGAGTATAGTAGTATAAGAACGTTAATCATTTTACACGAAAACGTGTATACGCTTTATTTTTGAGCAATTCTGAATCTGTAAAGTATATTTTATTCAAATTTCCATATTGACAAGTGTTCAATATCTGGTATATACTATCACCAGCAACAAAGCGAGGTGATGAAATTGCAGAAAGCAGCAGAGCCATCTAAAAACGAATCTATGCGTATGGTTTCGTTCAGACTTAGCGAAGAGGATATCGAAAAAATCACATTTTGCGCTAACGCTCTGGATGGAACCAAGAGTGATGTTGTAAGAATGGGCATTGATCTAATCTTCAACGTTGCAGAACGCATAAAAAAATAAGCTATCAGCACCCACCTACCAAAGTTTAGCTGATAGCTTATCCGTTACAAAAAGAAGGTACTGCAACCACCAAGGGGGCAGTCTCCCTTTTCGGAATCTATTATACCAAAAAGGGCTGCTCTCCGCAAGAGTTAGGAGAAAAAACATGAACTTTCCAACGAAAACCGAAGAATTTCTGAAAACTCTCGCACACGGCAAAGAGCCGACCAGAGAGGACAGAGAGTACGCAGAAGCGCTGGGTAAGCTGTCCGAACTGAACTACCGGGCAGGGTACGAAGCGGGAGCAAACAAAAATAAGGGCTGAGTTTTGTGCAAGTCTACAAATTTTGACGTCAACGCTATCGAGTGCTATATGTAGCACTTCTTTTCTTGACTTAACACAAAATAAGGTTATACTAACATCACCAGCAAATGAAAGGAGGTGAATAAACATGAGTAGTCCTTACGCCGAGCGGTTCAAGCGAACGCTGACGATCAGTATGACTGACAAGCAGTTTGAACATTTGCAAGCGTATTGCATCAAGAAGCGTGTCTCGTTGTCCTTTGCGCTTCGAGATGCGTTCTTTACGCTGCATCCCATCCCGGAGATCGATGAAAACGAAAAATGATACGTTCGCTGAAGTTTGGCGACAGAAGCGAACGTATCATAAACAACACTGGAACAAGCTGTTCCAGCCTTATTATAGCAGGAATTGGCTTGTTCCGCAAGAACCATAGGAGTTTTTATGGAACAAAAGGTTAAATATGCTATCAATCTTATTAGCGAAAACGGACAGGTTGTCGTTTCCAGCCGTGAAGTAGCGGAGAACTTTGGAAAAGAGCACAAGCACGTTCTTCGCGACATCGAAAACCTGATGGGAGGAGAGCCCAAAATTGGACTGTCCTCTATGTTCTTCAAATCGGAGTACCTTTCAGTCCAAAACAAAGCGCTACCTGAGTATCTGATGAATCGCGATGGGTTTACGCTCCTTGCTATGGGATTCACCGGAAAGGAAGCCCTTGAATGGAAGCTCAAGTACATTGATGCTTTCAATCAGATGGAGCAGAAACTCACTAACCCGGAGCCTGAATCCACGGAAATGCTGTTGAGCCGCGCTCTGATCGCCGCTAACAGTGTTATCGATACGGAGCGTAAGAAAGTAAAGGCTCTGCAAGCGGAAAACGCCAAGATGAAGCCTGATTCCGATTACGCAAAAGCGATGCTACTTTCCGATGAAAGCCTGACTACCACGCAGATTGCCATGAACTACGGCATGAGCGCACGAAAGCTGAACAAGATTCTTAGAGAGCTTGGCATCCAGCATACAGTGAACAAGCAGTGGATTCCTTACCAGAAGTATCTTGGCAACGGATACGTTGTCGGGCATCCGATCGAGCTGCCGAACGGCAAGACAAAAGAGGTCACTCGCTGGACAAGAGCAGGTCAGAAGTTCATTTACAGCAAGCTCAAAGAAGCGGGCTATCTGCCTGTTGGTGAGCAGATTAGAATGGAGAAGTGCTGATGGACTACTCGGAAGAAATGTTTCGGCTACAAGCTGAGAATGAAGAGCACAAAGCCGTTTTAGAAAAAAGCCATGAAATCCTTAATCAGGCATTAGAAATCATCATGCCAGAGGATAAGCGGTCAAGAGAAGTTGTAAGTGTAGCACTAGCAACGTCCGTACAACATTTTTGCGAGGACAGCTATTCAATGGGATACAATGATTGTTTGCTCGACATTCTCAGGGAAAAGGAAGAAGTCAGCGCTCCTATCATGTTTCCAACACTTAAATCGTAAATAGCCCATAAGAAAAGCCAGTGGTTAGAGAGCATCTAGCCGCTGGCTTTTTGCGTTATGCGTTTATTCCTCTACAAGGTCTGCGTACTTGACTTCAATACGGGGCAGTTCATCGGTAGTGCTGGTCAATGCTCTGGTGATTTTCTCAAGCCCGGTGAACTCACCGTAGACGTTGATAATGTCATCTTCCAGAATCTTCACGGCATCGCCACCACGCTTATCCAGCATATAATACTCGTCATCGGCATAGAATCCGTATCCGCTGTTGTCCGTGTAAGTTCGCCATGCTTTTTCGCTGCCGGAGAAGTTTGCGTCAATAATCTGCGAGACCTTCACCTTGACTACAATCTTAGTGCCTTCATACTTTTCAGGATAACGGCACAGCTCCTTATAGTCCACAGTCTGACACTCTGCCTTGTAATCGTCCTCGCTGATCTCAGGCACAACAGATGCAACGGAAGAAGCGGTGGATGCACTTGCCTTAGTGGTGCTACTGCTTGCAGAGCCGTCAGAACTGCTGCTAGAGCCGCCAATGGCAGACAGAACAATCAATACGATAATAGCGATGAACCACCAACGCTTGTAAATTGGCGGTTTATTCTTACCGCCACACTGAGGGCAGACCTTTGCACTTGCGGCAATCTCTGCGCCACAGTGCTTGCACGTTGTCATTTTACTTTTAGCCATTGTAGATTCCTCCCTTTCAAGGCTTGTAAGGCAAGTATAGCACAGAATACAGACCCTTTGTAGGGGTCTTTTTGTTTTTGCGCGAAATTTTTGAGATTGGCAATAGGGGGTGGGGTGTTTTGCGCAGAAAAGAGGGGGTGGTGAATCACCATCCCTTTAATAAAACGTCTTTTTTGAATTTTTTCTACGCGAGGTGTCGACCACCCCACCCCCGGCTCGCCCCATATACCCCAGAGGTGGAGACCCCAGCCCAGCGCACCCGGACAGACTGAACAGCACAGGCAGCAGGGCAGGCCGTGCCAGATGCAAGGCAGACCACGCCACGCACCGACACACACGCCCAAACGCTGGACACGCTGCACCGGTCTGCTCCCGATACCAGACAAGCCGCGCCGGGACGATCGGACAGTGTGCGGGGCGCTGGACTGCCTGCGCAACGTGTCCGATAGGGCACGCCCAAACGGACAAAAAATAAAAACGTATAAATACGTCATTATGTTGCGTGTGCAACTTGACAAAAACGTAAATATACGTTACAATATAGGCACAACGTAGATATACGTTACACCTACCAAATACCGTTACAAAACAGGAGGACAAAAACCATGAAAAAAAACATCGACTACACCGCACTCTCTGATACCATCCGCGCCGAACTCAACGCCCGCCACGATCGCAGCGCATGGGATAAGGCCGTCACGTTGTACGCTCTCGACCTGCTGGAGGATATCCAGTGGGGCGCAAATGACGTGGAGCGGCTCCCGATTGACGGTGCAGAGCTTGAGCGGTGGGCGCTCAACGGTGCAAGCTGCTGGGAGCAGTACAGCAACGGCGGATGCTCCATCTGCTACAATGCCGATATCGCCGCCCGCGTCTGCACCCCCTCCGAACTCAAGCGCACCGACGGCGGCATGAACAACCCCAACAGCCGGGAAACGTGGCTTGACGTGCAAGCCCGCGCACTGTATCAAGCCTGCAACCGTATCCGCACCATCTGCCGCACCAACGGCCTGTATTGCAAGGGGGTGCAGTAATATGCTGGTACTTGATGCAAGCCAGTGGGCCTCCCTCTGGTACGTTGGCGGCATGATTTCCGGTTTTCTCTTCTGTCTGGTCTGGCTCAACAATCGGGCGGAGCAGTAAGGAGGTAAGACAATGACAAAAGCATTTCGTGCAAAGCTGCTTAAAGCTGGCGCATTAGATACTGCAAAATATCGGTATGCTGTATATCACGGCCACGCCTACGACGTTATCAAACGAATTAAAAAAGCCGAAATCCGTTCTTGGAACGCCGAAAACGACGAGTATTGGGAATCTGTAGAATACATTTGTTATTAAATGAGGTGAAAAAAATGACGACGTTTGAAGAAAAAGTGAACGCATACCGCGAAAACAAGCGGTTAATTGAAGAGCTCGAAGCAATGAACGACGCAATTAGGGCAGATATAATTACAATGATGCACGGCGCGCCGGAGATGGTGCAGGGCACGGCAAAGGCCATTTATAAGGATGTGCAGAGCGTCCGACTTGATAGCAAGCTTTTGCAGGCCGCACACCCGGATATTTATGCCGAGTGCAGCAAAAAGACCGTTTACAAGCGGTTCAGCGTGGTTTGATAGGAGGTATTTAATATGTGTTTGGTTGTTATTAATGGCCGCGTTGCTGCTGAGTGTAGCGCAACCACAAAAGGCGCTTTTTGTCACTTTGGCGTTTGGTATACTTACGACTGGGAGGCAATCACAAAATGATATTATCTTGTGTCCTGTTCATTTTTTGGTTTTTCTCTGCGCTGTTCAAAGCATCTAAATGATACCGTCCGGATACTTTAGCGGGGCTGCACCGTAAAGCAACCCCGCCCCAGCCCAAAAGGGCAAAAAAACTTTCTGCAAGTCCTGTTTTTAGGGCTTGCAGTATGATATACTGAAAAAAAAAGGCAAAAGCCCAGAAAGAAAGGTATTACCATGAAAACTTACACGGAGCACGAAGTAAACGGCCTGAGTATTTATGTGGACGACGAAACCGGAAAAGTACATCACGCAGTGAATTGGGATAGCGCAAATCAGACAACGCTTTATCCATACGCCTATAACACCCGCTCCCGTGTGTGGGATAATGTCAGCGGAGATTATACGCTGGCAGGATTGAAGCGCACAAAGCGTTTAATTGAATGGCACTAATAAAATCTTCACCCGGTCAGAAATGACCGGGCTTTTCTTTTGCCTTGCATCTGCTGAGGGTGCAGGGCTTTTATTTTGCCCTGCTGCAATACAGCTATATACAATCGTTTACAGGGCGTTTTGTGCCGTCTATGCAGTTATATCACCAACTCCGCAAAACAGCGCACAGGGCTTTACATGGGTGTTTCCGTTGATTTGGCCCATTCCAGCGTACACAATACAGTAACTACACAAGCCAACTATGCACCGACTGCGCCACACTGGAGGGCATACCATCAAGCGCAGCACCTCCAGCATATACCAGATACCAACGCCGCGCCCGGACGCTGTACAGGTCAGCACAGACCGCCTATTATAATAATGTATATAAGAGGGTGCAACATATCGCAGACCATGCCAGACCGGAGGGATCAGCTCCTGCCGTCTGCGGATCGCTGGCAAGTGCTGACACGCTGTCAGCAGTCCAGCAGCAGGAGGGCGGCGGGCGGAGCGGAACCATTGACGTCTACCGCCGTATCTCTTTTCGGGCTTTCGCCCGATAGCTAATAGAGGCCAGCAATAGTCGCAGCGTTCCGACTGGAATAGTCGTAGCCAATAGTCGCAGTCTCTCCAATAAAATAGTCGTAAAGTCGTCAGATGACTAGCTTTTGAAAGTCCTATATATTGTATAGTAACGAGTAGCTCGCTGATAGTCGTAGAGTAATAGTCGTAGCATTTTCTTGCGAGCTATCGTCAAATAGTCGTGTATTTTTTGTGTGAAATAGTCGTTCTCCTTTTAGAGAAAGAGAGGTGCGATAGTCGCTAAGTCATCCGACCACCCTAAAAATCGCCTCTCGTTCCAATTTCGCATAATATATTCCTCCACTAGTTATACCTATTTCGCATAATAAACGTACTTATTATAGTATACAGATATAGTTACTTCCGATAATCACGGATTATTTCGTATAATAACTCGTACCATCCGATTCTGTCCGTTCCTGCTCAATTTAATTCCCAGTAACGCATTATGGTATTTTAATCAATCCATAGTGTTCTGCTAGGAATAGTCTATGCAACATTTTTGCATATCCAGCCAACTGCAAAATGAAGTCAATCCTCCATGTCTGCAATAGTCGCAGACCATCCACCAGCAAGAATCTCACGCCAGTTCTCGCCTACGGTTTGCTCTGCTGGCTAACGGTATAGCTTTGGAGATAGAGGGTTATAGGGGGAAAGAACCTTTACAAGCGATTGAACTCTGGTTCACTGTATTGCTACTTCTCCTGTTCCTTGTCAATCCACATATCAGCAAAGGCCTTCCAGTTGGTGATAGGATTTCCGGTCTTGGTCATCCAGCCTGTTCCATCATAGTAGTTCATGAACCTGCTGGCAAGCCTGTTCTCACATCCAGCATCCAGAAAATACTCGCTTACATTCTCGAAGTCCGGCGTGATAGCGTTCCCATCGGGCGGGTCGCCCGTTTTCTTAATAACTTTTTTTCTTTTCTTTTCTTCTATATTAAGGAGGTGAACGATTGTTCCCCTCACAGGTGAAGCATCATTCCCCTCAGAGGTGAACGATTGTTCCCCTCCCTTTTCGCTCTTTGACGATTCTTCCGGCACTTTGACGTATATCTTATCGGGCTTGTTCTTCCCTTCACGCTTGCGCTCGATCAACCCGGCTTCTTCCAGCTCTTTCAGAGACTTCTTGACCCATCGTTCCGTGAATCCAGTATCGGCAGCAAGGTCTTTGATGGGGTACACGATGTATACTCGCCCTAGTTGGTCAGCAAACTTTCCGCTTCTGCTTGCCCTCTGTGACGACCTTGCACGATTGAACAGGTAAACGTAAACAATTTTCTCTGTTGGGCTAACGTCAATAGTCGAGAGAAATCGAGGGTAGACCATGTACCCATTGATCTTTGTGTCGGCTTTCATGTATTCCATTTTCTCCTCCTGCAATAGTCGTAAGCCCCTACAATGCGCTCACAGCCCCGCAGAGCCGTGCCAGAGACGTTTTATGTATTCAGCCGATAAGTTTTTGCCGTCTGACGCCAAAAGCGTTTGTAGGGCTTCTGTGTTCGTATATGCAAAAGGCTGCCATTGCTGACAGCCCATACACTTAGATTCCGTATTTGTCCTTTTTTCTAAGAACGACCCACCCCAAAAAGTTGAAAGAATTGCATTTTTCTACTCTTTCAAGCTTTTTGGCAGTAACAACGGTTTTTACACCATCGCTTCGTCTGTACAAGTTATGGAACAGGCAATAATCTCCTTGACGGTTCAGGCAAGCATCACATAGACCGTATCTTCCCTTCCCAGCTTGCACGTTGTCTATGAACTTCTACAATGTATCCATGTGGCTCACCTTTCAATCCATCCAAGTGTACTCTTGGAACCGTTGAATCTGCTTGTTAAACGTGATGGGAAGGTCTCCTATCTCGCCTTCCTTGTTCTTGCTTAGCCGGAACAGGTACTTGTCGGGGTTATCGCCAGACAGAAGAATGATTGCATCAGCGTCCTGTTCGATCTGTCCGCTTTCTCGCAAGTCGGAGTTGGTAGGCGTTGCTCCGGGCTTGGATGGGTTTCGATTGAGCTGTGCCAGTGCCACAACGACAATGCCTGTGGTCTGCGCCAGTTCGTGTAAGGCAATGGATATGGCTGTAATGGCGGCATATCTGTCCTTTGCGCCTGTTTCGTGGATAAGTTGAAGATAGTCTACGAAGATGACCTGAGCCTTTTTACGGAGAGCTTGAGCCTTCATCCATGCCACGTTCTTTCCGGAAGCGGAGCGGATATATAAGGGCATCTTCATGTTCTTTGCCTGTCCGTCAATCTCATTTAAGCTGACCGCCTTATTTTTTACCGTGTCCAGAGGGCAGTATATTTGATTAGCCATCAGACGTGCACCCAGCTTGCGTTTGCTGGTTTCTAGGCTGAAATAGTACACGGTGTAGTTTTGCTTTGCCATGCTTGCTGCTATTTGCAAGGACAGGGCTGTCTTGCCCGCAGACGGTCTGCCGCCGATGATGATAAAATCACCCGGTGAGATGTGTAGCGCTTCATCCAAACGCTCTAGGCCTGTCTTGATGTACACAGGCTTCTCGTCCATGTGAAGCACATAGTCGTTCAGCACATCCTCGTATGTCCACGCATCTTCTTCCTCAGCTTTCAGGCTCATTGCTTCGCCCATCTGCTGGTAAATGTCTGATAAATCAGAATAGTCGGTAAGCTCACTGGTCATCTGAAACGCCAGACCTTGCACACGAGTGAGTGCAGCTTGTTCTCTGATAAGCTGTGTCCAACGCTGCATCTGCTCCCTGTCAATTCGTACACACTCTGATTCACAGGTTTGTACACACGCTAAGAGCGTCTGCGCTACGTCTGGATGCTGCGTGTTTATCTCTACTATATCTATCTTACCCCTAGCCGTCCAATAGCCCTGAACAGCCGCAAAAGCGTCTCTCAGCTCAGGTCTGAACAAGTCAAGTTCAAGGTCTGGTATGATTTCATCCGCAACGCCAGGCTCGCAGAGCATCAGCGCACCGATAAATACCGTTTGAACGTCCATTGTCATAGTCTAGGAAACTCCATCTCCGTACTTTGCTCGTACTGGTCATCCTGTTTCAATGCGTAAATATCCTGCCATCCAGCATAGATGCTCTGGTCGAGAATGGATTTCCAGTCATGCCAATCAAACTTTTCCAGCTTGTTGCAGAGCATCTGCTTTGCCCGGTCTGTCATAGGTTTCTTGATTCTTGTACGCATCTGTGCGAACTCTCGCAGGGATTCCAACAGGGCTTTATCGCCATGAGCAAAGTCGGAGAAGATATCAGGTTTCTTCTTGACTGCACTCTCCGGCAAGGTCTTGACGTTCATCTGACTGTCAGTTGATACTATGCGTTCATTGTCATCTGACTTTGAACTCATAGATGAGCTGACCTTCATCTCATTTATGACATGAGGATGAGTTGACTTTCGTGTAGACCATCCTTTTGACGCAATATCGCTTCTTTTCGATTCTTCATCGAGCAGATGCTTAATCAAAATGAAACAAGATTCTGCTTTTTTTGAGCTCAAAGTTGCGTCTTTTTCTTCAAAAACGTATGCACAGATTGCATCATAGAGTTCTAATTTCTCTTTACTTTTGAGTGTGGAGATGGCTTCAAAGTAGTATCGTTGGAATGTAAAGCTGTCTCGTTTTTTGTCCATGCTCAGTCCTCTTTGTAACGTTTGTTCCATGCCTCGATTGCTTTTTCTTTGCTAATCGCATCGGATGTCTCTACTCCGCAACTTTTACATATTACAAAATAAGTCATACCGTGTCCAAATAATCCTATTTGGGGCGGCTTTGCGCCGCAGAATGGGCATCTCTTAAGTTCTTCCATCCTTTTTCTCCTTTATATTGTTCTTACTGCTCTTTTATTCCAGTCTATAATTGCTGATGGCAAAAAAGAAAAAGTTTGAGAATGTCTGCCACATTTATCGCATAAAACCACATAATGCGCATAAACACCAAAAGGCTCTTTTTCTTTTTCGATATGCGGCTCAGCTCCGCAAAGGCACAATTTCAATTCTGTCATTTTCTAAATCCCTCTCTCGTTCTCGTGATTCGCTTATGCGCCTTGACAGGTCTTGCGCCTTTGCCGTATGCCGGGCGGATATGTTTTGCCTTGATATGCCCGCAAGGCGGCTTCGGCCCGAAATCAAAAAGGCTCAAGTCCATAACGATGACGCCAAACTTCTTGTTCGTCATACTCAATCCCCCTTTGGTGGCTCTGGCATATACGCCCAGTGCGTCACTTGTGCGTACTTTTCGCCAAACTCGCTTTTCTCGACATTGTAGTAGCCTTCGTAGGCATCAGCCCAGAATCGACCATTCCAAACTGCCTCGAATACTTCTGGTTTGTTTCCAATAAAGGGTTGCATAGAAACAAGCACCGCATCGCAATTGTTAGGCGGAAGCCCTTCTTTTTCAATAGAGTGCCAAATCACTTTGTTTTCGCTCATATTGTCCTCCTATACCATCGGAAACGCCATCCAATGCGTCACCGTCACATCTTTCGGCAGTCTCTCGCCTATCTCATCCCAGAACTGACCATCTGCGTAACAGCCAAGAAAGTACGCTGTTGGTGAGATTCCTTGCAACATTTTTCCATCTTTATCACGCCACGTTGTCTTAGTAGCAAGCAACAAAGGTTGCGCTCGCTCTCGTGGCTGTTCGCTTGCTGGATGCCAAAGTGTGTTACTCATAACCTGTTCTCCATCAAAGAACCACAGTTCGGGCAGTAGTTGTAGCGGTCTCGGTTATTTCTCGCATGGCAATTACTGCACATAAACTTCGTCTTATCTTCGTCTTGTGCAATCCATTCAGCGGTACGCTCTAAGGCTGTCGGGGCATCTTCTACAACGTCAATGGCATCGCCAATACCGCAAGCACGGCATCTAACTCCATTGTAGTTCTCGCAGCCATCACAATAAGCTTTCTGGATTCTTTCAATAAGTGCGTTTCGTTCAAGGTATTCTGGATAATTAGCCATTGTCTTTCACCTCGATTGTTGGCGCAGTGTCGATGTAGTCAAGCACATCGTCTAACGACAGGCCACCTATTGTTCCATCGTTATACACCTGAATCCACGCCTCGATGTTTTGACGTAGTTCATTAGCATCAATCGGTCTGACTTCCGCTGCCCTTTCTCCTTTCAATCTCCTTGCAAACCACCTTGTAAAACGCATCCCACATCTCATAGTCGCAGGACTCGCCAAAGTCGAACCCTGTCCGCTTTCGCTCTGCAATGTCACGTTCAAAACAATCCAACGTCTTGTCCGTCAGTTCTGGCAGAAGCGGTGTGATGTATCCGCAAACAAGGCTAGGCATATATGACCGTCTGCCCAAGCAGTAGCGGACAGCGCAGTTGCAGACCGCCCCGAAATCGTCATTGGTGGGGTCTACCATGCCTTTAGGAACATCTGACCTCAAATCATCAACGCTGCATTCAAGGGCTTCCGCAAACTTTGCCAGCCGCGTTTCTTTCTTTACGCCACGCTTTTGCTTTTCAATGGCACTGACGTACGCGCAGGTCGTTCCGATCATATTTGCAATATCTTTTTGCGTGATTCCAAGTTCAAGCCTACGCTTCCTGATTTTCTCCCCTGTTGTCATTTTTATACCCCTGCCTTGTACATCGTATATAAGACCACAAATCCAATCAAAAAAATAAAAATGTGGAGAATTGCATTCGCAAGAACCTTTATCTTTTCATCGGAAATTTCGTTCAAAAATATATCCCATATCAAAATTTTTTCAATGAGATATGCCACCCCACATATAAATATTCCAACCAGAAAAGAAGCTAAAACCACAATCAACGCATTTCCAAGATTACTCATTTTCTTTTTTCTCCCATTCCTTGCATCCACGTTCGTCCCACACGAAGTCTGCAACGTGTTCTGACTGGTCGTTTACACATACGCCCTCCGGCTCTTCGTACCATTTGCAAGAGCCACAGGATGGCTCGGATTTGTTCTTGCAGGATTCTGCTGTGCATCGGATAGCCTTGCCAGCAGAAAACTGCTTGATACCCATGCAAGAGCAGTGTTCGGTGGTGCAGTAGAAGTTCATCCGATTTTCCTCCAACCAATTAACTCGCAGACACCAATCGTTACAGGGTCGCATCTGTGAATAACTATGTCCCCTGTTCTTTGCTCCTCGATAGACGGTCTGTAGACAAATCCTTTTTCTTTTGATTCCAAAACTCCATCGAGAATGTTCTCCGGCAAAATTAAAAATCCATCAGAATCTAAAATGGCATCGCATTGCTTGCATTTATAGACACAAACTTTTTTCATCTTCTTTGCCCTCTCTTTCCCCTGTTGAACCGCCCGATCACTCGCTTATACTCTGCATAGCACTCCGGGCACAGGTCGCCAGTGTCCCTACGCCACGCCCAGTCCTTGAAGTATTCGTCAGGGTTCATCATCCTGCCGCCCATAACCGCTCCGCAGCGGTCGCATACTCGCTTGTGGTATATTCCTCTGTCAGTCTGCATTAGTCGTCCTCCTCAAAACCCGGCGCCACCCTTGCAATATATTCAGTCTCGGAGCCTTCTGGAAATGCAAGTTTAAGGCTTCCGCCAATCGGCTGATTATGCAAAGGGTATATGTCGAGACCGTTCATTGCGACTTTCGCTGCTTCTTTTTGAGTAGAAGCGTGAACAAGTAAATATCCACGTTCTCTCCATTCAACAGGCACTTTATACAATCCCATGTTAGTTATCCTCCCCAACATCCTTAAACAGGATTTCCTTGTCGGCTTTCCAGTCTTTGATTTTGCAAGGAATGTCCGTGCCAGGAACTGTTTTTTTCAGCCCATCCATCTGCCAGACGTTCCATGAGATGGTATCTGCGATGCAATCAAGAAAAATGGGCATGAAGCCAATTTCCAGCTTTTCAGCATCAAACCGATACCTAAAATTCTCGATCAGCGTCAAGAATAGGTTGCACCTTGCCAGCAAGAGATTGTCTCCCTGCCACTCATAGCCGTATGTCGATGCGTAGGCGTTAATTGCCCAGCACATCCACATATCGTAGTCATGGAACTGCTCTGCCAGAACATTCAGCTTCCTGTCCAGCAAACCGATTCTGTCCGGCACGGCAATCATCTGCCCTGTGGTGGTATCGTATCGACTTGTGAGGAACGGTGCTTCTCCACAGGTGACTTCAAGACAAGTCTTGTTGATGTACTCCTTCCAGTCCTTGCCCTTCAGGTCGTTTTCGGCAACGTCTGTCATCTTCTTGCAAACCCAAGTCGGCGTAAACACCTCTGCTTTCTTGCTGGTTCGCTTCTTCTGGTCTGCAAGCCGTTTCTGCACACGAGGGACAAGCTGAACCTTGTCCAACTGCTCCAGTGTGATTTCATCTGCAAAGCCCACGCCCAGTTCGGGCGGCGGGTCTGTCGCCCAGATGATGTTTCGCCCCGTCGTGTGGTCTTGCAAGAGAACAGGCAGGAACGTGCGTAGGTATGGGTCGGAGAAGTCAATCAACGTGGTCATGGTCGTATCTATTGGGGTTGTTTCATTCTTTGGTTTCTTTCCCATTCCATTTCTCTCCAAAAGACGTTTATGCGCTTTTTCTGTTCGATTTGTGACAGTCGAAAACCCTCTGACTGCCTACATTTTGTGATTCCAACAATGCGGCTTGCATAGTGCTTCGGACAGCAACGCTTGCCGGGAATTGGTGGTTCATCACAATAGGCACATAAACCAAGTGTTTTCCTATAAGATTTTCCTTCTCTTTCCGTTTTTTGCTTTTTTTCGTCCTGCATTCAATGCAGGACTTAAATCCTTTTGAAACAGGACGTTTCATACAAACGGGGCATATTCCTTGTTCTTTCAGCCTTTGACGTTTTTCGCGTTGACGCAATTTATGCTTTTGCAGATAATCGGATTTTTGTTTCTCTGTCCTGTTTGCATCATGTTTTTGATGGCTTGCATAATTTTTTTCTAAACAAACAGCACATCTAACTCTTCCGGGTTGTGCATCATTAAGGCAAAACGGGCAAATTCTATGTGAAACGTACCAATGATACCTTTCACGTTTCTCGGCATTTCTCCGTTTTCTTAATTCGTCTTTGCTTAGTTTCTCCAGAAAAATCACCTTGTTTCACATTATCTACTATCCAGCCAATTCCGCATGGCTCAAGTTGGAATCCACATTTCTCAAGAATCCTTTTTGCTTCTCCGTCAATAAATTCAGAATGATTCCCAGCTTTTGTTTCCTTATAAATGCGGACAAGTTCTCGAAACGTGACAAGAGATGGAGTTTGAAAGCCTCTCACTTTAATCCCATCAGTCCATGACGTAAGTATCTTGTACAGCTTTTTCATCGCTTGTCACCTCTCTGTACTCCACGTCAATCCCTTTTGGCAAAGCCGTCTGGTACTTCTGTGCAAGCTGTTCTGCGCTCTGAGCATCACCCAACGGCTGTTCAGGCGGCGCAACGGTGACTTCCACGTTGTCGCGCATACCAAAGTAGTTCTTGGCTCTGAAAATCCACTCTGCCGGATTCTCCTGACCGTACATACCGTTGTACGCCCACATGGACTGCATTTGCAGAATCAGCTTCAGGATGTATTTCTGCTGCAAGCTGTCGTCACGGCGTTTGCCTGCCATAATCTGCTTTAGGCTCACCCATTCGATGCCCAGCACCAGTGCAATCCATTCCACCACAGGGGAGATTCTGGCTTCAATGCAAGCGTCAAAGAAGAAGTCAAGGCGTTGCTGCACTTCAATCGGGTTGTTCATGTCCACGCTCGGAAGGTCGCCAAAATATTTGGCTGCAATCATACCGATGACCTTCTTGTCCTCTTCATCGCCGATTCTCGACTGCAAATCGCCTGTATTCAGCATCTTAGACCTCGTGATTGCTAACTCCTGCTGTTCTTTCACCTTTTTACTCACCTGTGAGCGGATAGATTTCCGCTTGTTAAGCATCTGTTGTTTCTTCTTTTCTCGCTCTTTCTCACGCTTCGCAGCAGCTTCTTCTTTTGCCTTTTGCGCCCGCTTCTCACGCTTTTTCTTTTCAGCTTCAGTCAGCGGCGGTCTGCCACGACCACGCTTCGGGGGTGTTGCCATGTATCAGACCTCCTTTGGAGCGGTCGGCAGTTTCTTCCACCATCCTGTGTATACGAACTCGTTATTGTAGTCGTCAACAAATTCGTTATCAGGTGCGCCGGGTTCGCGGTGCGCAATGGAAACCGAGCATCCATCCCAAATAAGAACAGACTGATAATCAATCGGCAAACCGTCTCTAATGCTAATCCAATCGTCCATACTCTTTCACCTCTTCATCTTCGTTTCGATGTTGTCCAACTTCCATGCAATCTGCCAGACGGAACAGCAGTTGTCCAACTGTCGCCACCATGCGCACTTTTCTTTCTCGCATACGCACCGACCAAGCGGATTGCTGGTCATCTTCATCGGGCAGTAAAGTTCGTTGTCCATCATTTCCACCCCATCACAACAGCCGTACAAACGGCCAGACACACGTTGACGAACAGCCAAACGAGCATTGCCTGTTGTTCTTCAAACAGGTTGTCTACCATGCCTTTGATTGTCCGTTCAGACTGAACTACCACCGCCAGCAGGACTAGGCAGACCAGCCAGCGAGTTGCAAATTCAAACATTGTTAGTTCCACCTTTCTCTCAGCTCTTTTTCGACCTGTTCTGACTTTGCGGTGATGTAATCTGCAAACTCGTCAGGGGTCATGTCCTCTTCTTTGAACTTGCCGACCATCTCCCAGTACCTGTCACCAATGCGGATGATTTTCTGCATCTATTCATCGGTCAGGTCTGCATCGCACCGAAGATTCTGAATCAGTGCGCCCCATGTTGTAGCGATGCCATCCAGAGCCATACGGAAGCCGTACAGCTGGTTCTGCCGTGCGATTTTGCGGAGGTTGGTTGTCTTGACCTGTTTACCACACAGGGGGGCAGTTTCCAAATTTATTCATCTGACTGCTCCTTATTGGTGGAAAGCTCAAACGTGACTTTTAGTTTCTTGTTTCCGATAACGCCCCACGCCTTTTCGAGTTTCGTTTTGTCTAAACTATCCATTTCAATAATAAAATGAGACAGAACAGCGGAAACTGCTTCATCGGTCACATCAGACTTGCTTCTCCATAACTGTAATCCATCTTTCCGCTGCTTTATCATCGTTCCAGCATAGATGGTTCCGAATAGCCCACATCCAACATGATATTCAGCCATTTTTATTCTCCTTTGCTTCAAGGCGAGAGAGCCAACGATCAAGCTTTATCTCGGCGGTCTTGTAGATTTCCTCCGAAACCCTTGCCTTGATACATGGTTTTGAATCAGACAAATAGACCGTAAACGCAACTTTAATGTCTGCTAGTTCCTCTAGCAGATTTTCTTCACACTCTTCAACACTCTTCAACACTCTTCGGTGTTGGGTTCGTGCCATCCAGTGCACGGCGCAGCTTCAACGCAGCCTGCGCCAGTTCAGATGCTTATTCTGCCAGCTGCGCCAAGATTTCGGTCTTGGGCAGAATGTCTGAAATTTTCTTACTCACTTTTGTTCTCCTTTCAGCCAGTCGTTCAACTTTGCCATGCAATGTTGGCAAAGGCAAATCGGCGGGCAACCCTCAAACGATGGGTAAACCAAATTTTTGTTTTCGTTTACAAGCGTCTTTTGGATTGAGTTCCCACAAAGGGAGTTGTCGTAGTATTCAAACGCTTCTCCGCATCTATCACATTTCATTTTCTTTCTCCAATCTCTTTAGCAGCTCATCCACGTCATACCGCCAATGGACACGCAGCCTTTTTGCTTTGACCTCTATCCCCTCTTGCTCTGCCCACTGCCAAGGGATGCTCTTCCGGCTCTCGTTGTAACGGAACGCCAAAACTTTGCTGGCAGAGATTGCAAAGGTGCGGTTGACCGCCCTGTAATTCACTATCACATGGGCGGTCTGACCGCCGTACCCCATTGCTTCCACCATGTCAGTGATGTGCTTTTCCTTGCGGTATTTGCACTTTGCCTTGTCGTACTTACCGAACACCTTTTCCAGAGGGATAGAGGGCGTTTCTATGGTTTTCAGTTCAAACAGGTGGTTCATCGGGTATCGGTACACAAGGAAGTCGCAGATGTTATCGATGGAAAAGGACAGGTTCTCGTTGCCGCCGTAGTAGGTGGCGGCACTGTCTTTCAGCCGGTAGCACCACGCATCGGATGGGACGGATGCTTTGAAGTCTGCTTCAAACTGCTTGCCGGTGTTCATGCGTTGTCCTTTGGTCGTTTTGGGAGTGGCATCCAGAACGGCATATTGTCAGGAAACGACTCCGCAAGGGTCATATTCACAATTCCTGCATGTTCCGTATTGCTATACCAAACCAAAATGTTTCCCATCGAATCTCCGTCACATTTGTGAGGTGGATTTTTCACTATATCTTTCCATTCATTCATCCTCGTTTACCTCCAAATTCACGGAATATGAGTTGCTTTGTCAGCGGGCTTTTCCATTTCCTTCATAATTCGCTTATGTTCTTCCACTGTCATGTTGTTCGGAAAAAAGCACCTGTCAACAATCTCAAACGGCTCAATATAATGGTCAAGAACATCTCGTGCTTCTTTTCGTGCTTTTTCTGCACACATTTCGATATATTCTTCTTCGGTCATGTTGTAATCGGTAATGCAATCGACCACCGAAGAAAACCGGCACAGCAGACCATTAGGTTGTCTTGCAATGAAAGCTCCCATTTATCGTTCACCTCTAAATTCACTTCCGAGAAACCGCTTTTTTCCACGTTCCCGGTGCTTGTCCTCGTAGTTGCGGTGGTACACGCTCTGGCTGTTGTTAAGCTCATGCACAAACGCCTTGCGCTCCTCGAAGTCTTTCTTCTCTTCCTTGTACTTCTCGCAAGTGTCGTGGCAAGCTGTGCAGCGTGATTCGCAGTTGAGACAACAGGTAATCATTCTTCGCCAAATCTCCTTTTTGTGACGGCAATGCAGAAGCTATCAACTTCGCTCGCCCATCGTGCCGTACCGTTTCCATAGGTCTTTTGCCAGATAAGCGGGAAGCCACCTATACCATCGAACAGACTTCCTAGCGTGGCATTTTTGACCAGATAAGGTTTCATCTTCTGTGCAATCCAGAACCACTGCGGTAGAGCAATGCTGTTTCCGAGTGCCTTGTACCGTGGACTGTCAGCGGACTTATGCTTTTTTCCTTTGGTGTCTGTCCACTCGCCAATGTCAGTCCATCCGTCCGGGTAGCCTTGCAGACGTTCACATTCCGTCGGCGTAAGGCGGCGAACGATCCAGCTTATCGCCCTTGGCGGCTCCATGTGTTCTATTGCAACCGCCTGCGCATCGTGCATCGTGTCCAGCGTGCCGGACTTTTCTTTTGTGACCGACGCATGGGCTTGTCCGTTTCCGATTCCATAGCTTTCCATGACCTGCGGCCCGGAATGTGATGCTATACTCCGGCAGGTTATGGATGTAGCCGTATCTCCCGTCACAGCCCCGTTGTATAAGTCAACTGCGATTGCGGTACAATCTGTGATCCGGCTTTCGTGGTCGCCGGTGATGGTGGGCACTATCTGGCCGTCGCCATTTCTTCGTGCATCAAATATTTTTCTTTCCGTGACCATTGGAACATACCCGCCGCCAAGACCCATGCTTGCTGGAAGCGTTGGGCAGATGCCGTTTTGTGTGACCGTTGCATGGACTTGGTTACTTTCTAGAACAATAGGTTGGTGTCCGTGTTCCGATGTCCGCAATGTCCCCGTCATGTTATAGGACGCACTCATCGCCCCTCCGCCTTGGTCATTTAAGACTGGAATCGCTTGGAAAAGCGTCTGGTCTTGGAGCGTCGATAGCGTCCCGGTTTTCTCCGTTTGTACCAGTGCGCCCTTGCCGCCGCCTGCGCATCCCGAACGTATTTTCAAGGTGTAGGCTGCGTTCCGCCCCCCCTCTGCCACCACTCGATCATTTCCAGCAATGCGGCTTCCAGCAGCTCCGGTAGTCTCTTGCCACGTCGGGATGCACGGGTCAGGATACCTTGACAGGCTCGTGCGCTCAAATAATATTTCTCCGGCGCGTTGGCCTCCAAGGTCGATGATAAGAGCGATACGTTTTCTTCTCTGGGGCACTCCCCAATATTGAGCGTCGAGCTGTCGCCATGCCAGAGACCATCCGTTTCCGGTGATTGCTCCGGCTTTGCTCCATTTTCCTTTCGGAGGTCTAGGAATTGAAACGTCTGGTTGTTCCACGCGGGCAAGTTCTTCCAGCACGGCTCTAAAATCTTCTCCGCCGTTTGAACTGAAAGCTCCGGGCACGTTCTCCCAAATAGCGAAAGTTGGATGCAATCCATTTGCGCTTGACCTCATTTCCTTTATAATCCGAACCGCCTCCATGAACAGCCCGGAACGTTCTCCTGCAAGTCCGGCCCTGCGTCCTGCAATGGACAAGTCCTGGCATGGGCTGCCAAACGTGATACAATCCACAGGTTCTATCTGGTCGCCGTGAATCTTTGTAATGTCGCCCAAGTGCTTCATCTTTCCAAACGCCCGTCCAGCCAGATAGCGCAGCTCTTATATAAGGTAGGCAGTCAACGCTTTACAGGTCAGAACGGTATGTCATCCGTGCTGCCCTCAATCACAGAAAAGTCATCGTTCCCGCCCTGCGAGTAGCCAGAACCAGATGCACCAGCCAGCGTTTTCTTCGGTCTGACCTCATAGTCACCGGAACGAATCTTGTCCACGCTAGTGAAACGGTCAACGGCAAGCTTCGTCTTGATGTTCCCATCGTTGCCCATATATTCTTCCTCACGGAGAACCACGCCGACCAGCTTACCACGCAGGGTCTTTTCATCGTTGTTGAACTTGTAGCCGGGATTGGACTGCTCTACAGCGGTGATAAAACCCTTGAAGAACGGAAGTGCCTTTTTCTTGTAGCTTTTGATGGTCTTGCCGCCCCATGCCCATTCGCCCGGATTTAGGTTGCCACTTTCGATAAGGGAAGCGGTTTGCTCACGCCAGTATCCCTCGAACTCGCCCTCTGCGACTTCCCACTCGATATTCAAGTACTCCTTTGCAGGCTCGTCCGTTGCCTTGCAGATACCGGCAACATAGCCCCCAACAGGCAAGTCACGGCGTTCGGTGGCTTCCTGTACGTCATTCCAGTTGATGTTCTTCATCTGTTACTCTCCTTTGTTATCCGGCTGAACCGAGATGTTGTAATACTCACGGATGGTCTTGTCTACGGCGGCGAGGTCGTTTTCGATCAGCGCATCGTTGAACATCCCCAGAGGGGTTTTCACGGTGTCCATCCCATCGTTGCGAGTGCTGAACAGGTATCGCCCATCCTGTACAACAGTTTTCAGAACAATGGTGAAGTACCCTTCCACGCAGACTTTCTCGTCCAGCAGTTTGCCAATGGTTTTGAACTTCTCGCCGCCATCGCCGTCACGCTCGCTATGCCCGAAGAAGTAGACCACCACATCGTCCGGCAGCTCTTTTGCTCGCATCAGCAAGGCGTTGAAGTTGGCTGCCATGTCGGTGAACTTCTGGTATCCGGCAACCTTTGCGTTCCGCATGAACTCGCCGGTCATAAGGTAGGTGGCATCGTCAATGACGATGGACTTACGCTTGGTGCTGTGGATTGCGGCATCAATCTTGCTGTAGTCATTGGTAATGTACGTTTTCATGCTGCTTCGGAACGGCAGCGGCTTGCCAAGCACGTTGATAACCGCAACCTGTTCCGGGTCAAAATTCCGAAGCGAAGCGGACTTTCCGCTGCCGGAATGACCATAGACCATTACTAATACTGCCATTTTTCTTCCCTTTCTTCGGCTTCATTAGGCTTCATTGTTCTCACTTCGGCTTAACTCAGCTGTACAAAATTAACCAGCCATCAGTTCTTCCAGCTGTGCACGGAGGTCTTTCAGCTCTGCTTCCCTGTCCTCAATCTCATACTTCAAGTCCTCAATCGCTGCCAGCCGGTCGGCTTCCTTGGCTTTCGCCATCTGTTCGTTGGTCATAAAGCACATGCCATCATCCGGCTCTGTCACGCCGCAAAACCGATCAAAGCAGCCGGAGCAATCGTACATTTCGTTCATTCTGCATTCCTCCATTTGTTGGTATGATGTGTTACACGGCTGATTTTCTTGCTTTTACGGTCGTCATATTCATTTTCCGCAGTAACACCAAGCGCGCACATGACAAGTGCTACAGCCAAAAGCGAAACCGAGAGAAAAGTGTAAAACAGCCCAGCTCCAAGCGTTGTTGCGTTTTCAATTGAGTTTCCGCAACTAACAGACCAGATCGAGAACAAAATCCCAACTGTAACTAATATCGTCCCTTTTGCGCTTTTCATTTTTCCACCTTTTTCAACACGACATCGAAGTAGTCCGGGTTTGAGCCATCGACGATTGCGTATGCGTTCAGAACATCGCATATCTTCAAAAGTGTCCCCGTTCTGATTCCTTCTTTGTGCCTGGCTCTTCTTCTCCCGAGAATGCTATCCAGTGTCGGCCTCGACACTGTGCTTTTTCGACAAAGCTCATTCACACGAATGCCGCGTTCTTTCATGGCATCTTCGAGCGTCATTTTTTCTCACCCTTGTGCCCGAATACCCAAGCCGATGCGGCGATGGCTGCGGCTGCAATAGTGTATTTCGCAGCTTCAATGCCAACCATAACACCGATCTCGTTCATCAACCACATATTCACAAGGAGGAATGCCAGGACGATTGCTAGCGTCCCGGCCCAAATCAAGATAAGTTCAACCAACGTCTTCACACTCAGCCCTCCCGTCCACCAACGGCACATTCTGCAACCGTGTTTTCGATTTTCTTGCGCAGCATTACACAAACCATGCGGATTTCTTTCAGCTTCAAGCCGGAACTAATGACCATGCCATACATATCATTTACGAGCTCGTACGCTTTGGGGGACAGGTCATCCCGTGCAAGCTTTCGCTTGTATCTTTTGTTTTTGTACATTTCTTATAGTCCTTTCTGTGAATATGTTCTAGGCGGTTAGCTTCTCGGCTTTGCCATCGAATCTCTCGCTTTCCATAATATTTGCCGTTCATCTTTACCACCTATCAATCGTTCCAAGCTGTAGTCCAAGCACTACCTTGCCGTATGTTGTGCCAAGCTCCTTTGCCTTTGCTTTTATTTCCTCGATGGTATAGTCCTTATTCTTCGGCTTTGCCTTTTTCCGCTCCGGCTTCTTGTATTGGCCGCTTTTACCGCTTTTTCGATACTTCTCGCGCAGCTTTTTTTGTGAGGCCGCGTAAGCTGCTTTCGAGCACTCTGCGTGATACTTCTGGCAAACATTTCTCCGCACAAGTGGTTTACCGCACCAAGCGCAAGGAACAGGCTTTGCGGTTTCTTTGCGCTTGGCCTCAGTTCGTTTTCGGTTACGTTCTCTGCCTCGCTCCAAATTTGTAATGCTGTAGCAGTTAAGGCAGTATTTTCGATTTGCGGCTACCATTCCAAGAAGAGCTCCACAGCGCTCACAGTATTTAATCTCCACACCGCTCTCCTGCTTTCTTCTTGGCTTCCCGGTTATGCCGTTCAAAGCACTGGTTCAGCATCTTTTCCATCCACAGTACCTTGCTGGCTTCGTTCCGGGACACGCCCGTTGCCATCGCCAGTTTCAATCTACGCTTACGGCTTTGCGCTTTACAAAATTTCATTGCCAGCACTCACCGACCTTTTTGACGATAAAAGCGGGCACATCCCTGCTGGTAGCCCGGCACAGGCAGACACACTTGGAAACCCAAGTATCAAAAGAAGCAGAAAAGATGCAGCACGTTGCATTTCGTTTAAAGCTTTCATCTCCCGGGCTTTTAAGCCAAACAGAAACCGCCTTGTAGTAGTACGCTTCCGTGACTCCGCACCATTCAATGCTATACCCATCCAAGCACAACCGTTCCATAATCTTCATCGCCAGATGCTTCGCTTCGACAATCTCCTCTTCTGTCCACTTCATCCTGTCCGCTTCGTAGGTCTTGACTGCCTCGTCAATGGCAAATTTTGCGTCATCCGGGTGCTCAAGGTCTACTTTCAAAGTGATAATCTGCTCCATGTTCAGCCCTCCTTCTGCTCAATTTCAAGAATCCTGCAGATGCTCTGGATAATCTTCTCCGGCTTTCGCTCGCCACGAAGAATCTTGTAGAGGTACGAATCATCAAGGAACAATCCAGTATCGCTTTGAACCGCCTGAATCAGCTCCGTTTGCTTCATACCTCGCTGCAACAGCTTCATCTTCACTTCCAGCTCAAAGCCAGAACGGAAGTTTTCTTTCAAAATTCCACCTCCATTTGCTAAAATCTATTGACAAGTACGGAAAACTGTACTAATATAAGGGTGTAGAGAGTTTATATTGTACAGCGTTCTGTACTGCCCATGTCTGTATTATAGTACAGTCTTCTGTACAAGTCAACTCTTTTGTACAAAATTCTGTGCATTTGTATACTTGCACAAATATGGGAGTGTTCTTATGTCGGACTTGTACAGTAACATCCATGCACTCTGTGAAAAAGAGGGCATCAAAGACGGAACCCTTTGTAGTAACATTGGGATTCGACGCAGTTTTCTTTCCGAATTGAAAGCCGGAAGAACTAAAAGCCTTTCCACAGAGGTTCTTTCTAAGATTGCAACTTATTTCAACGTATCGGTTGACTACCTTCTTACTGGCAACCAAAAAGAAAACCCGCCCCAGCAGCCGCAAAGTGAAGTCGATGCAGCAGTGGAGCGGATTAGAAAAAAACTTGAATCCATGCCGAAGGAACAGCGTGAAGCGCTGATGAACCTGATCGAGAAGATGTAACGTTCATGCCCGGTAAAATAAAAGAATCCCTTGTGCCGGGCTGGTGTAGCTCTGCGCAAGGGATTTTCTGTTACTCTAGGTCTAGTGCTTGCTCCGCTGCCGGAATCTTTTCAGGGTGTTCCAATAGCCATGCAATAAATCGGTCAATCTTGGCTCTTTCCTGTTCACTCATTGTGGCATATCCTCCCGATCGGTAAGTGCAGATGTTCATTTGATACGATTATACATCTTTTAGTTGTCAAGTCAATGTATTTTTAACAACTTCGTAAAAATCGAACGTTTTCTTCGCATCCATTACTTCACATCAGGGAAGCCAAAAATTGCAATGACAATGATTAAGAGCCACATTAAATTTAAGTTACCCTTTGCTTTGTAACATTCCGTTGAGCATGGAACGAAAGGGGTTTTCAGGCAGCTTGTCCAGAACATCTGCTTTGACAAGCGCGTTTGTGCTAATGCTATGCGAAACATTGTTTAGCTGCACAATGGCATCGTCCAAGTCTTTTACGGTCGCTCCACGCCGTTCCATTGACTGGAGGAAAGTTTTCACTTCTTCAAGAACGACAGGGTTCTCGGCTTTATAGAATCCATTCGTAAAGTCCATCTTCTTCTCCTTTCACAGCTCCACAAGCTGCCCGTCAATGCGTTCGATGCTGTCTGCCGGGTCGCGCCCATCGTCTAAGGCGGCTATGGCGCGTTCCAGGATGCCTTTTGCTTCGAGGTAAGCGTCTTTATCAGCTTCGTACCCAGAAAGGCTCAGGACAAGCTCCAGCGTCCGTCTGCGAGCGTATGGAATAATCAGAGCATCTACGGTTCGGTTCATTCGCTTTCCTCCCACGGTTCAGGTGTGTGCGGCTTCCCATCGGGAACACTGGCGGGCATTCCGTCGATGATCGGCATACGTTCATGGTTCCAGATTGCAGTTTCTTTCATTTTTGTTCCCTTCCTCTTTGGAATTTTTTGACAATACAGTTATACCACATCTCGCTGTTTCAATGGAACAGCGACTTTTTTCAATTATTGTTTCACATTTTGAACAATATATCAGTTAAATTTCTTTGCTTTTGTATCATTTTGTCGAAAGAGGGGTATTTATGGATGATTATAGGATACGAGTGGCAAAAGCGTTAGAGATGGCAAGAGCGGAATCTGGGCTTAGCCAACAGAAGCTTGCGGACAAAATGGGTGTAGGCCGGACATCCATTTTTCGTTACGAGCAAGGGACAATGGCCCCAGATGCTCCTACTATCATAAAATGGTTCGTGTGCTGCGGTGTTGCGGTCAAGCCGTATATAGACACCTGTTTGCATCCAGGATTATTGGAAAGTCTGGCTGGCGATGCCAGCACCGAGAGAAAGAGAGATACGCTGATAGAGCATATCAAAGACGCCCATCCACAGGAAATCGACCTGCTGTGCTACCTGATCTATGGCAATCACGGCTCAGATTACCTTGCCGTTCTGTGCGAAATGGTAGCCAACCTTCACACGACTTTGCGTGATCGTGTGTCCGTCTGCCGCACCGTCACCGGTCATTATGAAATGGCACAGGCCACCAAAACCGACCCCGACCCAGACGGAACGCAACCCAATATGCAGATTTTATATCAGGCACAGGACTGTGGGGAAGCTGCGGCCATGAATCGAAACGATTCTTATACCATCAACGAGGAAAACATTTTGCGCTGATTGTCGAATTATCGATGTTTTTGCAGAACATTTTGTTAATGTTCATCCACTTTTTGTACACCTATCGGGCAAATTTACCTTGTCAATCCGTCCCCCATAGGCTGCAAATCAACAACATTCGCACGCAATAAACAACGAATTATCGTCAATCTATCGTCTGTGATTGGTCGGCTTGTCAATCTGTCCCCCATAGCATTGAATTAAAAGTTTTTCATCCACTTTTTGTACACCTATCCACAATCCGTCCACGTTTAATGTGGCTAATGATGTATAGCTTCTTTCTGACTACAGTCTTATTTAGCAAATGCAGAGTTCAGTTATCCACAAACTGGAATGGAAAAATAAAGAAATTGTTGAAAATTATCGTCATCGACTATTTAACGATGATATTTAACCTCTTGTTTATTTCTTGTTTAATATATAATAGGTAGACGGGGGACGAAATGACAAAGCATGGGGGACGTTTTGACGAGTCATGGGGGACAAAATGACGAGTCATGGGGGACAAAATGACAAGTCAT